TGGCGCTACTATGGCAGGCGCTGATTTAATTCAGCAATACGGAGAAACGAGTCAAACTGGAGAAGCTTATGACCCTTTTCGTACAGGTGCTGCCGCGTTAGGAGGAGGAGTAGCTGCTGGTGCGTTATCGGGAGTATCGGCTAGAAATGTTAGCCCAGGCGTTAAGCCTGTTGAAGTATCTCCTTCTCCTTTGAGCGAAACACAGATTAATCAATTAGCGTTACCCACGCCAGATGAACGTAAAGGGTTACCTGCAGGTAACAACTTTACAGCTCTTCCTCCACCTACAGAAAGACTGGGGTTACCTTCTCCTTACGTAAGTGGTCCACCTACAAAAGAAGCACCTAAACAGATAGCCCCTAGTGTAGCTGCAAAAGTAGTTACAAAAATAGAAGAGTTTAGAAAGTCTTCAGCTTCGGGCTTAAACTTAACAGAAGAAGAGGCACGTAACTTACCACATGATATGCTCACCGCAACTGATACTATACTTAGTCCAAGTGCTGAAGGAGGCTATCAGGTAACTAGAAAGTCAGATTACACCCCTATAACTTTAACTGACATAAACGAATTAAGCGCTAAAGTAAATTCTTTAAAAGAAGAATTACAGGCCTCCCCTACTCCAGAGTACATTTTAAAAGGTCAACAAAGATTAAGGCAAGTCACACAAGAACTTATTCCTTTAGAAAAGAAGCTTGGAGAAAAAGGACTACAAGCACATAGAGAGTACACAAATTTAGATACTCAGCTAAATGAAACAAAAGCTAAGAAAGAGAAAGCGTATATAGACGGCAATCATGCTGAGGGCAATCAGTACGCAGCACATCAAGCAGAAATAGAAAATGCAATTAATGCTCACAGTGAAAAGTTTAAAGATATCTATTCTCCTGATAGTAGGCTTTCTGAGTTATCGGCTGAAAAAGCACGATTAGAAAAAGAAGTAAACTTACCCATTACAGTAAAAGATTACGTAAGTAATTTACAGATTAAAGATAAAGAACTAGCAGCTAAGCAACAAGCTCTTAAAGTAATGCAAGACGAGTTAGCTGCAAAAGGAAATGAGCCTACAAACGCAGTAGCTCTCAAAGATACTATTCCTGTTGAAGACTACGCGGTAACTAACGTTAATGATAAATGGTACGTAGTTGATAAAAATAATGATATAATAGGTGGCGCGCATGATTATTATTACGACGCACTAGATACCGTAAAACAAGCTCGTTCTATTATAGAGCCAAATGAGTCTACTCAATTCTTAATGCGTGACGAAAATAATGGGGCTTTAAGCAAAGCAACTATTAAAGCAATCGAAGCTAAAGTCCGTGCAGATACCGAAGCTAAAGTAAAAAATGATGAAATATCTAAACAAGTAAAAGATATATTCTATAGAACTGAAGTTAAGAAAGCACTTAAAGCTGAGAAAGCACGCCAAAAGGAGTTAACTAAAGCACGCAAAAAAGCTGGAGTAGAATTACCGCCTAAAGAAGAAACACCTAAAGGAATATTTGCGTCGCCTTCCGAGGAAGTACTCGGCTTAAATACAGGTCAAAAAGCGACAAATGCTGCTGAAGGGGTTCAGCCTGAAAAGGTGCTTAACAAGCTTAGCACTGATGAAGGGTTTGCTCAGCATAGACGTATTGTAAATAAACCCCAGAAACCTTTGACTTCAAATTATACTAAGTTGACTAACTTTACTCAGACTTCAACTAAGCAAGTTCCTTTTGAAGAAGTATATAATAAAGCTGCAAACTTAATGCAGGCAATGGATAACAGATTTAAACTGCTTATTGGTGGATTGAAAAACGCTGGAGCAAGGGCGTATTTTCATGATAAAAAATATATTATAAAGTTAGGAAGATGGGGTGAACCTCAAGAGTTGATTCACGAACTAACTCATTTAATAGATGCTAAGCTAATCGGAGAATGGTTAGGCGGTAAGGCCGCAGATTACTCTAAACTAAGCCCACAAGTGCAAGAAGCTGCCATTGACCAAGCAGCCACATTTTATAGATTTCGTAATCCACCCAGCAGAACTTTACTTTTAAAAGAAGGGTTAACTACATTTATTCAGCATTACGCATCAGGTCAGCCTGTGCGTAAAGAACTACTATCTTGGTATCATGGAGAATTTGCAAAAGAAAATCCTGAAGTATACAAAAATTTAGAAGACTTAAAAAACACGATTCATGACTACTATAATCAAACTGATTTAACCTTTGGTAAAAGCCAAACCATACCAAAAAGTAGCCTTAAAGAAACAATAAATAAAGCTAAAAATTATTTTACTATAGATAACTTACGTGACCAGTGGAGTAGAACATCTCAGTTTTATAAAGACATACAAAAAGCCGACCCCCAAGGCGCTGCGGTTCATCAAATATATTTATCTACGAAACATGCCGCAGACCCTATGGCGGATACTATTACAACAAGCCACAGGCTAGATGCGTGGGGTAATCCGAAAGAAGGCTTACCTTTAGCAGATATATTTAATAACTACATGGACCAAGGGTTACCACGAGAAGATATATTTCAGTACCTTCGTTCTTGGGATGCTTTAGCTAATATAAAAAAGGGGCTTGATGTTGGGCTCCCTGAAGCAGAGGCTAAAGGTATAATTAGAGAGCTTGATAATAGGCCAAATACTGGGCCGTTATTTAGAAAAATGAAAAATGAATATGCAGAATTCATGGACTATAAGGATGACTTACGAGCTTCCTTTGACCCACAATCTGCTATGGTTGTAGCAGCAGAGAGACGAGCTAATACAGAACTAGGGCTCCCTCAACACGGAGATTACTTCCCAATTCAGCGTGCTGGAAAAGGTGCTCCAAAATCTAGTAAAGGAAGAGTGGGAAGTTCTGGCCCTGTGCAAGATTCTTTAGGGCATTTACAAGACGCTATTAAAGAGCAGCTTCAACAAGCTAACGTCAGTCAACTATTAGGAGATGTAGCCTCTATAGCTAACAACGATAACCTAGCTCCAACTGGGCAGTTTATTCGTCGGGTGAGAGGGGCTGAACGAGTAAAGGCGTTAGACTCTCTACGTTCAGAGGCTACTAAGGGGTTACCTGATGTAAAAGCGAATGAGGAAGATTTGTTAAAGTACTCTTACGGCTCTCCTATACGTGACGGGATAACAAGCAGTAAGTTTAATACATTCACGTATCATGACGGCAAAGAGTTAGGGCTGTATGAAACAGATGCTAGAATGGCAGCAACATTGGATAGAAAAGTTCCAATGGGAGTTAATAATTGGTTCTATCGATACATGGTACAGCCTGGTAACAGTTTACTTCGATTAGCCGCAACCTCATTACGGGTACCTTTTCAAGAGTTTCAAGCAATCCGTGACCCTCTATCTGCTTTTAGCTACATCATGAGCCAGCCAACATCAAGCTGGAAAGATGGTATGCTCCTTATGGGGGATATCATTAACGGAATAACTGACACACTTATACACACGTCAGGGACTTCAGAATTATTTAAACGATTTGGATTTACTAGAGCTGGGGACTACACTCAGTTTTTAGAAAATCACGGACTTAACCATTCTCCTTCACTAGACTTTGATAAAGAAATTCGCTCACGTTCCGAAGCTAAGTATGGAGTAGGGAATGTAGTTAATTATCTTGACGCTGCAGGAGACGCTTTAATGCCTTACGCTTCAGTCATTGAACGTGGGGTAAGGCAAGGTGCGGTTAGAAACATAAACAGGCAAGCTGGTATAAATATAGATACTCCGCTAACTCGCGCTCAACATCATGCATTACGTATGCATTTTTTAGAATCAACCGCTAATTTTGGAGATGCTGGACAAAGTGCTAGAGCAGCTAGCAGATACATTCCTTTTTCTGGAGCACGCCAAGTTGAGCTAACGAAATGGGCAGAACAACTAGCGCGTAGTCCAAAGCGTATTGCAGCTATTAGTACATTAACTGCAATTGCAGGTTACATGTATGCCATGTCTAAAAAGGATGATAAAGATTATCAAGAGCTTTCAACACAGCAAAAAATTTCATCTATAAATTTTGCAGGAATACTAAACGGGGTGGCTAAACAGTTTTATTTGCCTCTTGATACTAACAACCAAATCCCCTTTTCAATTGGAACTGCGATAGCATTAAAGGCTGCGGAAGACCCTAATTTGCCAGTATCGCACAAAGAAATGGCGTTAGCGTTTATGAACGAGTTTTTACCTATTAATCAAAGTAACATCTTTAATGCATTAGGTACCCCGCTCAAAACAGCCATTGAACTAACCGCTAATTATAGCTTCTACAACCAAAAAGTTATAACTCCAGAGTATATGAAGCGAAAGGATATAGCTGAAAGATTTAATGAATACACTTCAGAGTTTGCAAAGAAACTAGGACCTTGGGCAGGAGTAGCGCCTAATGTGGTAGATTATGCTATAAAAAGCGCAGCGCCTGCCGCAAGTGATTACTTATCCTATTTTGACCAACTAGCGGGATATAAAAATCCAAAAGAGTATGCAGGGTTAAACTTTTTAGCACGAGCGTTTACTCGTCCAGGCGCAGCAGATTCAATTAATACTAGAAGTCAGAATCTATTTAATGACAACTTGCAGACTTATCGTGCTGGGCAGCTAACCGAGAGCCCAGAACAAGCTGAAATTAGAAAGAACCTTGAGCGTGCAAACACCACACTAAGCCAAGCGTCTTTGCTTATTAAGGGTGTTGACGACCAAAAAGTTAAGCAACCTTTTATTGATAAGATGAGAGAAGTATACAAACAAGCTAACGCTATTGCACGAGGTGAACCAGGGTATATACCACCTTCACCATTATCTCACCTAGCAAAAGCAGCACGGGAAGAAGCAAAACAACTCCAACGGAAAAACCTACTAGAGCAAGCATCTCATAAAGACAATTCTTTCGTCTTGGAAGGGGACACAACGGTTCGACCTGCAAAGGAATAGGGTTAGGCCTATCAACAGAAACATGAGGGGCAAACTCGTACCCTTCTTTACGTGTAGTCATATTCAACTATGTGCCTTAAATCGAGCATGTTAATTATCTGATTAACTTCCTGTTTCAAACCACTATCGGTAGTTTCTAGAGTTTTCTTTAAGATATTATGTAAAGCTAAACGCATATCGTTTGAGCGGAGTGCAAGTTCAATTTTAAACTCATCTTCAATACTTTCAGATTTTAGTGTCAATTCCAGTTTCATAGAATCCTTTAATCTTTTTCTCTAACCACAACATAAGTGGCAACATCTGATTTGCAGAACAAGCAAGCACAACTTGTTCTGTACTTATGGGATACACAACAAAATAACATTTATTAGTACTAGAGTAGTTTTCCACTTTTAGTAATGTACGATACACACTTCTAGATGATTCATGGTCTAAATGCTCTGAAGGATTAAATGATTTACCAAAAGTAAAGTGAGTGTGCGGTGATAGGGTATATCTAAACTTTTCAAGAGTGTCCGCAGTAATAAGAGCTGTCCAATCTTTCCCGTTAGCTTTATGAAAAATAATCGGAATTTGCTCTACAACACAGTCTCTTTTTATTTGGTCTAACCAGTCGAGAATTGTACTCTTACTTAAATTTGCCCCTGCGGTTCCCTTAACTTCAATATGAAAACTAGGTAGCTCAACTTTAGCTACAACGTCCGAAGGTCCACCTTTACCACATCGCTGGGCGGTTCTCTCTGCAGATGCTATGCCTCTTTCTTTTAGCCAGGCGACCAGCTCCCGTTCGACTCGGCCACCCTTGGCCCGACTGTTGATACCTTTCTTTCTGGATTTTTTCTTTTGCTTCTTTAGTTGGGTGGTAGAGGCTTGGGTTGTAACCAAGTTGAATTGCCTCTCTAGTTCGCTCACCTTCATATTTACTTGCCTCGTATGCTCTGCGTATTAATTCTTTTATTTGACAACTTGTCAGGTTTACATAGAAACCGCAATACTTAAAACTGTATACGCATTTACTCTTACAGAGAAACCAACGAATAGCATCACGCCTATTCTGAGGGTCACACACAACATCTAAATCTCTGTTTGCCCTTTCTATGACTGCTAATAAAAGGACTTGTTCTGGAGTGTAACGGGGGGTTTCAGCTAATTCTGGTGGCTGATTTATTATTAATCTAGTCATCATCGTTAGATGAACCCCTTACCCGTATCGATTCAAAACTATTTGGTTTGACTTGCGCCAATACCAAGAGAACCTAATATAAGTGCTACTTGTTGCAGTGCACCTGTGTATGGCTGCAATGCTGGCACGTAATGTGATACAGTCAATAGCGCAGCTACTGCTGACGCTAAAGAAACCAATACCTTATTCTGCCAAGTACCAGCAACAGTAGCGTGAGCTACACCTGCTGCACCAATTAATCCTGCTGCAGATTGCAGCAGTGCACTAAGAGGTGATAAAAACGGCACAACTGCCGTTGCACCAGATAGTAGAGTGAGTAAGGATGAAAGCTTACGCTTTAACCCAGTTGAATTATCGAGGGCTGTGTTAGTAACCATTTGCACCTCCACCAATATCGCCAGACATGCCGCCAGACATTTTATTCATGGCGTTTGACATAGCTTTTTTAACTGCCTTTTTACGAACTGCTTTACCGACTTCTTTTTTAACTACTTTTTTAACTACTTTTTTAACTGCTTTTTTAGCCATATAGTAACTCCTTTAAAGGTTAACAGTTTACTTATATACTAGTTTTGTTTGATACCGTAGTGGTTATTCTTCCTCATCCTCTGGCTCAATTATTGCATCATAACAAGCTTCACAAACGGTGCTCACCTCATCCGGTGTACGGGCAAGAATCACCATCCAGCAAGTCTTACCGTTTAAAGCAGAGGCGCATATTGCACACTCTATTAACTTCTCATCAGTGTTAGTTGCGTCGTTCATGGCAGCGATGACCCGTTGCTTGATGAGCTAGAGCTTCCTTCGCAATGACTCTCATCACAGATTACATGAAACTGATTTTCTAATAATTTACGAATTAAGCGCAGCTCTCTGCACTCACAGTTATCACAGTGAGTAGGCGGTTTTGCTTGTGCACTAAAAACTATACAAAATATACCTACGGTTGCTACTACAAATAATGCTATCCATTCTTTCATACTGGTTCGTCTCCTATACACTGTTCTTTCTTTTCAACTGGTTTCTCAGGCAACTTACAATCTTTTAAAAACTCTTCTAGCGTTTGTTCTACGTGCGGTGGAGCTTCCTCAACTATACAATCTTTTACTTTCTTAACTAACTTTTGAAATAGGTTCACTTGCTCACTCGCTTTTCAACTAACGTTGCGTAGCCTGCAATGTCATGCCAAGAGTCAGCGTAGTTTGGGTCGCCGTTTAAGATGCGAGCAATCTTATGCATTATCATATCTAGTGCTTCTTGATGCATTGGCGCTAGCCTACCATTATAGTTACTAACGACAAACTTTAGCTTCTGAGTAATTTCAGCATGAGTTCTAAACTCACCATACTTTTCACCTCTATCTTTTAAAGTAGAATCTATAGCAGAAGCTGGTTGGGTTAAAGGTTCTTTTGGACACCCTAACATTTGATGACGACACTCAGTACACCAACTGTTGAGGTCATTCACTGCACATGCGAATGACTTCTCACAGCCACGGCATGTTCTCATGTGCCATATCTCAGAACTTCTATCTTTATTGTAACTCATTTGTCTCTCCAAATGTATAATCCACCGTCTCTAGCGTAAGGCCAGTATTTACATATCTGCTGCAGCCTATGGCAGCGTTTTATAGGGTCAACAACTTGCATTGCTTTTAAGTACCAGCCGGTGTGTAACCTGACATCAGCTACACTTCTACGAGCACCGTCTTCTCCTGATGCTCGGTAATCTGCGTCATGAATTGCAGCGTCTTCTTGCATCCAGTCACACTCTGGAGATGGCAATCGAAATGGCCCCCATCCAGCAGAGTCGTTATTATCTCGTGGAAGAATCTTAGTGATGATGTATTTGAGAGGATTACTTAAAAAGCTCATCTCTTAAATCCTTTATAAACTTCCACTACTTCTTTTCCGACAAGCAATTGTAGCTCTAAATATTTTGGGTCGGGCCTATACTTGGCTAGCTCACTATGCCCATATCCTATGCCACTTCTGCCTGGCATATTCTTCATACCAACAGAAAAGCGGGATGAGTATATACTTTTCTTAAAATCTTTAGCCCTCTTCCAGAGTTGTAAATCAAAATACTTATCTCCATCATTAATACTTTCATACAAAATAGGAAGCAAGCTTTTTTTTATTCCTGTTTGACAAAGAGAAGCAGAAGTATAATTACGCATGTTTAAATAACTAGGATTTGCTACGTTGTAATAAACAGCATCTGCTTGGCCTACAATATCAGCTCCTTTCTGCAGTTCGTTTAAAGCATTATATAAGTACCCAGGTGCATAGTAATCGTCATCTTCAATAAAGAAGATATACTCTGAAGCTTTATCAATTAAGTTAAAAGCAGTATTCATGTTATCGCGTTGGGTGTTATACCCTAAGTGCCACTCAGTAGGGCCTCTAACGTATAACTGCCCCAGTGTACACTCAGTCTTTGGATACCCATCATCAACTACAATCCACTGAACCTCATCTTTATCTGTTACGTCATGGTGAGACTGATTTAACATCCACCGCTCACACAGTGCAAAAGCTTCTGGGCGCATACCAGTACAGGTGATTAACGTTATCATTTAAAGCGTTCCTCTAATCGCATTCTAATAGTATCAGCATAAAAATTAGCTGAATCATCGTGCACATCATTTGTATCATGAGATTTAAAGTGCTCCTCAAAATCAGTATTACGCATTGTGCCGGTATCAGCCCGTGGTATCGACCATCTTTCTTTTGCTTCTTCTAACGATTTTGTATGGTAGTGATTAATTCGTATAATGTCGGCAGTGCCGCCAAAGTGTAATGAATAGTGTGGAGTAAGCTCATTTCCTTTTTCTTCCATTGCTTCTTTAGCTAGAATAAAGCTGTGTGGGTCACGGCCAACAGAAACAACATGTTCATGGTTTACAATAGATTTAACATGAGGGTTTACCTTCCCTTCCCGTAACTGAAACCTACTTATCACTAAGTCATCCGTCCAGTGAGTTCTTCCATTGCTGCCATACAAATACCAATGCACAGCTAATGCACCACCATTACAATATTGAAGTTTAGCTTTGATTGAATACTCAGTTGAGTAGAGAAATTCATCTACATCAATAAAAGCAGTCCATTTTGATTGTTTTAGGAAATGCTCTAGATAGTGCTGGTATGCGTTAAGCTGGGCACGCTGCCCCTCGTATGGAATGTAGGTGACTTCTTTGTATTTATCTAAGATTACTTTTAAGCGGGGAGAACGGGGGTCATTATCGTAAATGTAGAAATGGTCTACTCCTTGGAGCAAATGAAACTCTAGCCATTCGGCTATGTACTTTTCTTCACCTTTAACAATAGCGCAAACAGAGAGGTAATGCATATCACTTTTTCTTTTTCTTCTTTGGTTTCTTACCTTCAGCTCCGGTCAGTTTCCCCTCGTTTATCATCGCGTAGAATACTTCCTTTGCTTTCTTCGCTCCGTAAGTCTTCACCATCGAAGACATTACTTTCTTCCCTTTGGGTGTCAGTGGCATGTTTTCTCCTACGTTTGCGTCTATAAACTACTTCTAAGTACTGATACTTGTTTCCGCGTTTAAAATTAATGTCACTCAACTGGAGGTTTCCCATTTAAAATTCTCGTTAATTGCTTCTCGCTAAAACGAGCTAACCCTACATTGTTCCTTGGTTCAACTAAGTTATACCAATCAGGAGCTTCTTTATCTCCAAGCAAGTTATATAGTGCAGCATAGTTTAACAGCCAAGGAGAAACTGATAAGACTTTTGATAGTGTTGGAATGTAGCGAAACGGCACAGCACCTTTTAACTTCCAATTAACAAAAAACTGAGAGTTAAAGCCGGTAAGTTCTGAGAGAGTTTTACACCCTCCAAAGTTCTCCCATAAAGCTTCTAGCGCAAGAGCTTGGGAAGTCTTAAGACGTTTTCGTATCCTATATCCACCACGAGTGGGGCGTTTGATTTGTACTTCAGGTATTTTCATAACTTTTAGTTTATCAAACAACTTATAAAAAAGCAAGCTACTTTAGCTCGCTCCAGTTGTTTCCAATTTTACCTTCAACTAGGCCTCTGGTTACGCCATTGGGGAAAATGTTTAGGTAAGCCCCTATCATGCAAGATTCTAGTATTTCTTTAGCATGTTCTTCCAAACCCACAACAACCTCTAATAAAATTTCATCATGCACACAAGCTACTAATTTAATGCCTGGATAGTGTTTAAACTCGTTATAGGCATAAATCAAAGCACAGAGCATAATCTCACTTGCTGTGCCTTGAACTGGGGTATTTAAACTTCCACCATAACAGTTAGTCGTGTCTAACTTTCTGAGTTTCCCACACGTTGTACGAACTGTTTGAGTCTGAGCAGCTTTTTGAGTGGTAGTTATCTGCCATTCACGAAATTCTGGATAAGCTTCACGAAATCCTTCAACAGCTTTTGCCGCATCTGATTGAGAAATATCAGTCTTGTATCCTTTCTTCACGTAATGCGAGAACTTCTTAGCACCTAAGCCAAATAATAGGCCTAACCCTAGAGCTTTTCCTATTTGACGTTCTTCTTTAGTTACCTTATCCATAGGCTTATTCATGACCTTAGAAGCTGTTAAAGTGTGAAGGTCAATGCCGTTTCTATAGGCGTGCTGCATAGCACGGTCACCTGACAGCTCTGCAGCAACTCTGATTTCAATTTGAGAAAAGTCACATCCTACAAGCTTACAGCCTGGGGAAGCTACAATGTTCTTTCTAAAATCTAGCTCTTTTGGAGCTTGCTGAATATTTGGTTCAGTACAAGAGAGACGTCCCGTTCTTGCACCACAGATTTTATAATGTGGGTGAAGTCTCTTTGTTTCAGGATTTACTTGGTCAATTAATCTGTTACCAAAATTTGTAGCTAAAATACTTTTCTTCTGAAACTCTGAAAAGGGCTTTACTATTGGTAGGTATTCAAACTCAGCAAATGTATGAGCGTCAGTTGAGAGTTTTCCCGTATCTGTTCTAGGCCAGATTTGAAGTATCTCAGGTGGCAGATTCTCCTCTAACCATTCACCTAATGAAGTTGAAGTAAAAGTTTCTAGGCCAGTTAACTTAGTTACCTCTTTCTTTGCGGCGTAAAGCTCCTCTCTCCATTTGGCTATGATTTCTAAATGACGCTCAACGTTGAGCTTAATTCCATTTAACTGCATAGCTGCTATTGGGTGTTGAGCAGCACGAGAGATATTGTAAATACGCTCCAAGCCATAGTAGGTCATGGCCTTTGCTAGCTTTTGAGCCAGAAAGTAAAGAGAAACTACGTCAGTGCAAGCATACTCAATTTGTTCAAACGTTAAATCTCTATTACCCCAATCAGATACTTGTAGTTCTTTTCGTATTGGTACTTTTAAGAATTGCTCACAAGCGCCAGAGAGTGAAGCTGATAATCCAGAGTCAGTTGATTGATAGGCATGGTAAACTAGTTTGGTTAAGATATAGGTGCAGCCTATATCCATGTTTTTTACATCCCAGTTCATGAAGAATTGTAAATCAAAGAGTGCGTTATGCGCTATGAAGCGTTTGGTTTGGAGTAAGGGTAAGAATATCTCTACTAGAAGACGGTCCATATCAAAGCAATATGCACAATTACCATTAAATATTTGAAGAAGCCGTACTGTAGCTAAGTGTGGAGATAATCCAGCTTTGGGATAATTTGTATACAAAGCTAAAGGCTTAGTTTCAGTATCTATAGCTAGAATACCATCGTGCTTCATTAGGGTGGAGATACAGGTAAGAGCAGTAAATTCACCTGTTATGTATATAGCAGGGTAAGTCTTATCTAGGAATGTGATTGTAAATTCTTTCTGTTTCATGGGGAGAAAAGTAGGCTCAAGGCAGGTATTTCACCTGCTTCTAGAATTCCTGCATCCTGATTTCTCAGGAGAATCCACTAGCACCTTAGCAGTTTTGTTTAAGGCGTACGTAACAATCACGTAAGCTTGAGCCATAAATATGGGAGTCTTTCCTCCCTGTCATCGTTTTAAAGCATACTCGGTAATGGCACCTACACTTTCTCGCTATGCTCTGCTGATGCGCCCGACAGTAACTCGATAAAGCGCACATTCTTTGATTAAGTATCGCTACTTAATGGGTTACAAGAAACAAATCTGTTTACAGTTTATTAAAGGCTGCTTGCTTACCTTTAACCTTAGCTGCTTGTGCCGCACGTAGTGCATTAGGGTCAAATGCTGCAGCTTGGGCAGGTGCTGGCATTGGAGTCGGTACAGCAAGTAGCGTATTAACAACTTCAGGTGCTACTGGAATCATTTCTTCAGGAACCAATTCACTAGCACCTTCTTCAATGACATCTTCAGCATCATCAAACTTTGAAGCTAAATCACCATCAGTTCTGCTTCCACCGCCAAAACGAACGCCATCATCTTTAACGATTTTTACAGCGATTAGTTTATAGCTAATACCGTGTGCAGTAATTAATGGCTGCACGAGAAGCTTTCCAATCATGCCTCCTTTAACAATATCAGGTGAAGTAGTTTCTTTCTTCTCGTTTAGAATTTTAAAGTCTGACTTTGCGTTACGAGCTACAATAACCCAGCAGTTTTTGTAATATGGATATTTTTCCATATCAAACTCATCGCCATCAGCTACAACTTTACAATTACCAAGCTGAGCTTTTTTGCCTTGGTTAAACTCAACTAACATTTCATCAGTGGTAACTGTTAACTCATCAATAAAAGCCTTTACTTCAGGTCGTGATTTATCCAGTAAAATTGTTTGCTCATAACGTGGTGGAGTTGGAGCCTGCCCTGGTTTAGGAGGCAAAGTATTCTCTTTAGGTTTAACGAGAGAAGACCAAACAAGGCGACCAGAGGGGGTTACAGTATCGTGACCAAAAACCATTCCGTATTGTGGGTGTTTATAATATTTTGACATTTTTTTATCCTTTTTAAGTTTTATTCATCCTCTCCGAACATGTCTTTAAGCTCCTTAATAGGCTCTCGTGGGTCATCAACGGAAACGATACATAAACTTGGCATAGAAAGCTTTGTATGACAACCTAAAATCTGTTTAGCTTTATCTTTTCCATGCAATTTTGCTAACTCTTTTTCAATTACTGTTATGCCTTTTAACTTTGGCTCAGCGACTGCATTTTTAACCCCGTAACCTTCCAAGTCTTTTTGCACACCTTCTGTATCGTCAACCCAAGTACGTCTTGAGCTTCCAGCTACAACTTTTAAACCTTCAATTGGTTTACCAAGTTTATGCCTATTAATAACATGAGCTGAGCAAGCCTTTAGGAAAGACTCAATCATATCTTTATTAAGTAATACCTTTCTTATTACATCATCTGGAATCTGTGCAACCTGAGCAGTAAGTGGCTCAGAGATGTCTACAAGCTGTAAGGATGTCTTATCTTCCATCACCTTTTTATAACTTGGACAGATTGCTTTCCCTTTACAGTATTTGCACCAATCACCTACTTTAAACTTTGGTTTTTGTTTTACAAAAATTTGAGTAGCAGCTTTAAAAAATGTTTCTTCCCATTTATCAAGCTGCTTTCCTGTGAACTTTGTCTCAGAATAAGATTCACCTTCAATACGAGGCTGAAATATAACAGCTCGCACATAGTCTAAATCCTTACCTGCTGCACGTATCTCTTTACGCATTGCACAAGCATAAAATGCTAGCTGATAGTTTTTTTCAGCTTCAACTCTATTAAACCCATACTTGTAATCAACAATAACTCCAACTCGTTTTCCTCTGTCATCGATGTAAACTACCCAAAAATCTAAATACCCTGACATACCTAATTGAGCATCTAAGGTAAACTTATCTTCAAAACCAAACGCTTTGCCTGTGATTGAGTTCTCTAATACATTTTTCCAGATGGTATCGGTGTATTCTTTAGCAAAGTCATACATATCCTGATTTGCACCAGCTACAGCATACATCCGTGAAGTTGTAGTTCCTTCAAGCTTATGATTTAGCCAATCAGTTAACTCCTTCTCAGCTACATCATGTGCAATTGTACCTTCAATAGCGTGAGGACCGCTCGGTTCTTCAGGCAAATCTTTAGTTAAGAACACGGACCCAGGGCAATTGACCCAGCGTTCAGCTCCAGAGCCTCCTAAAATTGCGTGTGAGCGGTCTACTGTTGATTCTTTATTTTCGGTCATTAAATATGCGGGGATTTCTCCCCGCTCCTTTTTATCGTTTATGTTTATGTTCAACTTGTTCTGTATCGTTTCCTATTTGCATATCATCCCCTAGCACTTTTACATGCCAGAACACATACGTTGATACACACCCAGCAACAATACTGAAATGAATTATACTTCCCAGTATCCCTGGAACAGAGAAGAGGTATTTTTTCAAATCTTCCATCATATTATGACCCCTCCCTTTCAGAACGTTCATCACAGTTCTTCCACAACATACAAGCTGCAGATTTAGTCATGCTAGCTTTAGTGTGAATCTCTTCATGGCGTTCATCTATTCTAAATATGCCAGTTTCAAGCTTAGCCCCAATACCTGCACAAGCTTGGGTTAAGAGACATATCACTACAATAACAACCTTCTTTTTCATATACACTCCGTATTTGTATACAAAGCATCATGCCTTGCAGGGATACGTATACGGAAAGCTATTGATAAAGCTTTAGCTGTTTGTCAAATAAATGTAAAGATAATTTTAATTAAAAAGAGGGTTAAGAAATTGCGTTCCTTAACCCTCGGATGAAGCAAGACTTCAACTGTATAAGATTTGACAAAAACACAGCGTCTCTCCGCCGTATGTCACCGTTGCTTTATAGATTCTACGGTCAATCTTTGCTTTGTTTAGGGTCTTGAAGCTCGACCTTTTAAAACTAAGGGACGATAGCAGCATCAAGCTTAGCATTAATCGCTTGAACTTGACTTGCTAGTCCTGATACAGCACCAGTAGCTGCTACTACTTCACTTTGAGGCACAGAGTTTGCGCCTTGAGCAACGAGTAGGTCTACTTTAGCATCGGTTTGAACAAGCTGTGCACCCACAGCGGCAATTGAGTCATTAAGGTCTGAAATTGCTGACATAAGACATTTTCCTTTAAATATATCCAAAACTACTAAAACGGCTAGAATTACTAACCAGACAGTATGTACCATATGGATATATTACCTTAAATTACCTAAACGTGGTACTAGAGAACGTCTTTCCCCTCAAACGCAATGCCTTTAATCAAAAACATACATGCTTCTTCTAATTTGGTTCTAACAATCGCAAAGCAACGTTTTTGAAACGCAGTGTTTGTTTCAGATTCAGCACATTCAATTACAAAGCTTTCTAACTTTTTAAACATAGCTCTTGCTTCGTTACACTCTGTTTGTCCAAGGTCAGAGAGTGGTCCGACGTAATCATGGGTACTAATTTTAGCCATAGTTATCTCTTTATTAATAAGACATCACCTTCTTTAATGAGAAGTATACTTTTCCCTTCAACGTTAACTGATATACCAGCTTCAATATTAAATAGAACAACATCACCCACTTTAACATCTAGTGATTTTAGTTCACCGTTCATTAAGTATATGCCTTTACCGACCGCTACTACTTCAGCGTATCGGTTTTTTCCTTGAGCTTGGGTGGGTATATAAAGTCCACTTTGAGTTTTAGTTTCACTATCACCTAGTAAGGTGACAGCTATTCTGTCATCAAGAATTGTAAAATTCATAACTATGCCGCCACGATAGGAGATTTTTGTTCGTTAAAAATATGCTGTAATACTTCCATTTTCCTATCACTCTGCCCAATAAAGCGTAAGCTTTCTGTGATAGATGCTTCAATCATAGCTCTGTTTGCTGCAGAGATTAGGATTGAGGATAGTTCAAAAGCTTGTCCAGGATTAAAGTACTTAGGCTTTTCACCTGCAAAGTTAACATTCACTAAAGGTTGCCCAGTTGTAATATCAACACCAGCTTTAACTTCAACTGAAGTAGCAGGAGAGGTCTGACCTGGGGTTCCGTTTTGTGCAGCTTGTTCCATCTCAGGAGTTAATTCCACGATAGGCGTTGTAGTAACTGATTCCATTTGTTTCCTTTTAAATGCTAAAATCTTTGACATACATTTATCTCTAAATTTGTTAGTTTGACAATACCCCATATACCATTTGCAGGAGGATAACTGCCAGCATCGCTTTTCATGATATTTGCTGAGCCATCGGGAAATAAATATTCATTATGAGTTGCGCCTAAGAGATGAAAGAGTTCATGCGTTGCTGCCATACGTGAGATTGCCATGCGTGGTAGGTTAGCTGCGTTTAAGGTGCCGATTGTTGCCCAAGCAGTCCTATTAAGGGCAGATGCACAAATAGTTCTTGCAGTGCCTGCGAACCAGAGAGCAGAACGGTCAACAATAGGAGGAACCATAAATACAGTATAACTCCCTCCATCATTGAAGTGATGACTACGTGCATACTTTTCATAATTAAAAATACGAGCATATAGGTTATCAAGAGTATATACGTAATTACTGGGTTCATCGATTCTCACTATTTTATTTAAGAGTAAGTTAACATGTACAGTATTGGAGTATGAACGTTGCGCGTTAAAGACATCTTTTAACGTCGAATTTGTTACTTGATTTGGTCCATTCACTGCAATAATGGTTACTCTACGAGTATGGGATGGTCGTGATGTGGGAGAGGAAATGTCTGCTTTTGCATCGTGCACTGCGTACATAAGAATAATAATAAGAAGAAATATGTTTGCAGCACAGAGAGCTATGTTAAAACAATATACAAGATAACGTATAGTTCTCATTTTTCACGTACCTTTAAATTGCCTTTTTCATCTATCCGCCAAACGTTATTATCGCTTAAGAAAGGCATAGGCTTACTTCTTTTTGTATACAAATTAAGTAGATAGTTACCTACTAATTGGCCTAATATATTGCCGCTAAATGCAGCTAGAAGAATATTTAAAAGTGTTGAGGTGTTCATCCGATTAACCACCCTATAAAGGCTAAAATTAGTATAGGTGTAAAAATGGTTAGACATACAATGACGTGATCTATGGTATCTCTTCTATCTATCTCGCATTGAAAACACTCTTCCCAAGGCTCTATTTTAATAAATCGATGTATTTTGCAATCGTACTTCATCTTGTCCAATAGCAAATAGCTACCCACAATCCAGATATGATATTAATGATGCAAATGATACCAAATACCTGCCAACCGCAGGCTTCACCATTTTTAGAGTTACTACACATAACTATCCTTTGACAAACTTAATTATTTATAACTAAGTCTATCACTTTCATCTTTTTAAGCAATACATTTGTTATCCGCTCATCGATAGAGCCTTTAACAGTTAAAGTGTATACATTTACGGCGTCTTTCTGAGTGATTCTATGACATCGAGAATATGCTTGTTCAACTTCGGAAGGACTCCACGATAGCTCCGCCAAGATGACATTAGATGCCCTAGTGAGTGTGATTCCTGTAGAAGCCGCAGAAATAGAGCCAATGAACAGATTAGTGATACCGTCTTGAAAATTAGCCACTGCTTTAAATCTATCTTCACTTTCCGTTTCTCCTGTAATTACACTTGGGTTAGCTGCTTTAAACCTTTCGCTAAGTAGTTGGATAAACTCTCTATGATAGCCAAACACAACAAGCGGTGTTCCAGTCTCAACAAAAGACTCCATAAATTCAGCTACAGCTTTTAGCTTCACTAGTCCTTGCGCTCTACGTAATCCTTGTAGCGTGGTTGGTATTTTAAAGGTTTGGTTATTTTCAATGGCAGCTAAAACAGGAACAAGCTCATCTTCAGCTCTATCCTTTTCTGATTTTGCCATCTTAACCGCATATTCTTGTCCTAACGTGATGGTTGAAAATCTTATTTGAGGTAATTCAGGTAAAACTTCTTCTTTAGTTTTACGCAGGAAGAAATGAAAGCGAATAGTTTTCGAGAGTTCTTCTGCGTTTTTAATTCCTTCATAATGTATACCCCACGGTGTTCTTTTTGCATTGGCATAGCGATTTGCAAAAGCAAACCAATCAGGAAACTTACTTGGTGCCATGCGAGAAAAAATAGTCCAGCCATCCACAACAGAGTTTGTAATCGGAGTACCAGATAAAGCTATTCGATGTTTAACCTTAGGCCAGATAGTTTTAAGTATGTTCTTAGTTCTCTGAGCTTTAGAGCTTTTAAGGTAATGGGCTTCATCAAGAACCAGTACATCAAAGTTTTGCTTAGCTAAAAACTTAGCAGCACCTTCTTGCCCAGCAATGCCATAGGGGACGATGGTGTAGATAGCAGCTCCGCAGTCTAATATTTTACTGCCCTTGTTGCAGATAAAAATAGAATAATTGAATAGCGTACTCCATGTTTGTATTTCTTTTTCCCACGTATAGAGCATTACTGTTGGACAGATAATTAAAACTTTAAGGCCTGTAGGTATATTGTTATTAAAATCTAGAGAATTAATTGTAACGATAGTTTGAATTGTTTTTCCTAAGCCAGGTTCATGGGCATTATAACAAGAGTTTGATTCGTTCTCGTTTAAAAAGGTAAGCATTTTCTCTACAGCTTCCATTTGAAATGGCATTAGCCTTTTATCGGTCGGTACAAATATTGCTTTGGTGTTGTATTTTATATCGTTAGTGTTTTTCATCTTGCAGTTTTGCGCTTTTATCAGTTAGAACGGTTAGACGACATGATATTCAGCATGTTGTTAAAAAGCTATCGCACATTTGTATACAGTTTATCAAGGCAAATAATTCTATGGCACCCAAGAAAAGAAAGGTTCTCGTTAAACCTCGACTCAACAAAGATGTAGTTTTGCAAGTGAGGGTAGATAGAGGGTTCCATAAAGCAATTAAAACCTCTCAAAACTACTTAAAGATAAAGAAGAACGGGGATTTTTTAAGAGATTTGCTGTTCTTAGGTTTAAGTAGGGTACGTAACACTATCAAATAAAAAAACCCTACTTGCTTCGAAACAAGTAGGGTTGAACTAACTGATTATTCGAGACTAACAACTAAGTAATTCCAGTATGACAATAAACCTTGATGATATCAATACCTATTTTTCTTTATTTGGCAACGAGAAGTCTATCCACACCGTTTGCTTTATGGATAAGGCTAGTGAGAAGCCTATTGTTGGGTATGGAATATTTCACGGCACTGTAAATGAAATTATAAATTGTATACAAAATTTAGAGGAGATTCACAGTGTTGAGAATGGAGGCAAGGGTGTAACTCTTCATTTATGCCTTAATGAAACAGACCTAAAGGGTCGTAAAAAGGGGAATATAGTTAGAGCTAGAGTACTTTGCGTAGACATCGACACGGTTACGAATAAAGACGTGGTTAAAGCTCTTATTAACAGCGACAAACCACACATGGTTGTTGAATCTTCCCCTGGTAAGTACCACCTATATTGGCGCTTAGCCGCCGGTATTCCTCTAGATGTCTGGTCAAAGTTACAGCTTGGGATAGCTAGTTACTTTGATGGTAGCGATAAAGGGTTAGATGACATCACTAAGAATATAAGAGTGCCTGGAGTAGAGCGAGTTTGTAAGAGTGGGGAAGTGTTCATGCCTCACATAGTTTATGTTAGTGAAGAGTTTATCGATGGTCAGTCGCATGACTTAAATAGCATTACCACACTATTCCCTGACTGGAACCATGCCTATGAAAGAGCTGCAGCAAAACGAAAAGAAGATAGAAAAAAGCTACACAAGGCCATTGATAAGGGTGAGGTAGCCTTATTGCCTGAAGGTCGTAATTCCACCTTATATACCGCCATTAAAGACGCCACGTTTAAAGGCTTAGATGACATGGAAGAAGCTTATGAGCTTGGGTGTCGTATTAACGCCGGTTTCGATGTTCCTTTGGATAATGTTGAGTGTCAAAGAGCTTCTGTTAGTGCGTTTAAGCATGGAATTGAGGCTAGGAGGGAATCGAATAAGAAATTGATAGCTCGGTTAGGGGGCCCTGATATGGAGGAAGTAGAGCACGTTAATGGGGTTATGGAAGTTAACGGAGTTATCAACAGTGTGGATAAGTCTGTTGAAAACGTAGGTGAAGATAGAGAACTTACCCCTATGGAAGTGCTCCAGCAGTCATTAGGTGAAGTGGAGTTTGATTATGATTATGGGTGTGATGAGTTAAAGCTAAGCAGATTTAGTGATGCCGCCGTAGTTGAGAGAGTCTTTCAAAGGTATGGTGATTATTTTTTAAGGCTAGGCAAAGCTATTATGGCTTTTGATGATACTGTTAAGCTATGGCGCTCACAGCGTGGTAGTCCAGAGGTAATATCAGAGTACGTTGATAGGTGTATTGCTGACACCATAGCAGACCCTTTGTTTGGGGAGACGTTTTGTAGAACCAAAGAAGGCAACCCATCAATTGAGAAACGAGATAAGGCAATCACAAAATTTAAAAATGCCAACCTAAACAAGAGTCTGGTTAGCTCAATTATAGATAATAATCGCATTAAACGCGCTAATCAGCACATATTTGATGCTAACAATGACCACCTATACGTAAGTAATGGGGTGTTAAATTTAAGAACAGGTGAGCTAAGGGAAGCACGCGCCACTGATTACTTGTTTCATCAATCGCCGGTTAAATGGAATCCAGATGCGAACATGACCTGGTGGCACAGATACGTAAGTGAAGTATTTCAGCGAAACGACACAGTGCGCTCAGTTGAGTTCATGCAACAGTTATTCGGGTATTCAATCAGTGGAAATATCAACATAACTAAAGTGTTTATCCACCTAGGTAGTAATTGTAATGGTAAGAGTAAGGTCTTATCCGCACTAAGAGCCATTATTGGGCAAGATTACAGTGCTAAAATATCAGGTAACAACCTAGCTAGGAGTAAGAACAGTATCGCCCAAGACTTGGAACGCATAGGGGCAAAAGTAGAGGGTAAGAGAGTCATAGTTATTGATGATTTAGACACCCAGACACAGTGGAATGAGGATATGGTGAAGAACTTCACAGACTCCTCAATTAAGGCAAGAAAGCTCTATGAAGAGGAGCGCGAGGTGGCTAATCACATGAAGCTTCATGTTGGTTGTAACCAAACACCCATACCAACGGCAGGAAGTGGAGGGATTATGCGTAGATTGTGCATAATACCTTACAATATGCAGTTTGAACCGGATGCAGATAAAGAGATTGAGATAGTGACAGGAATTCAGGCCAACCTAGAAGGTATATTGAGGTGGGCAGTGGAAGGGTATCAGGCGCTATTACTGAACGGATTTAAGCTTCCATACACAGATGAGATAACAGAATCAATTGAAGAGTACAGAGAAACTAACTTTGCCGCCGAGAACCTAATACCTGAGTGGTTCATGAAGCCAACCACACAGGAGCAGAAAGATAGTCTCGATAATTGGCACAGCATACAGACACTGACTGATTTCCTAAATGAAAAGGTGTTATGTTTAGGCTCAAGGCACCAGTTTACCACTGAAGAACTAGGCTTAATTCTCACTTCAAAACATAATTTTGAAAAAAAGCGTACAAGAACCGGTGATAGAGGTTCAAAAAAGGTTACAAAGTATTTGGTAGTGATAAAATCAGAATAAAATTTATAAATATAAAGTTACAAATACATTTGTTTGGTTTCTCTAACCCTGGTCACATGGCCAAAAAAAAAGTCAATCTATTCAGGGTGTGGCCAAGGTGGGCAGGGTACCAAGCTAGGTAATAGTTATACCATAAAATAAATTAACCCCCTTGTGAGCTATGGACACATAGGCATAGTAAAAATATCTATAGGGAGTTTTGACCAAAATGCCTGTCCCTTGTCCACACTTAAAATATAACGGTGTATTAGCTAATATTATCCAAGGGTTATTTATGTGTACAGGGGTGTGGACAGGCTAAGAAGGCATGGTCACACCCTGGGCACAAATACGCTGTTATATTTTAAGCAATTTTGGGAGTTTGGCATGATTTTTGATTTGGGAATTAAGCTGATTTAAAATTTGGTTTTAAAATTTATTGGAGGCCAGGGCATAGGTTAGGGCTTGGGGTAGAAAACGGTTTAAGCTTTAATTTTAAAAAGGCCTGGAGGCCAGAGCATAGGTTAGGGTAAAATAATGCAACCTGGTTAATCCTTGGAGGTTTGGGCAGCTTTAAAAGCAGCCTTGTTACGTGCTTTATGTATCTTTTTAGCTAGGACAAGCTCTAATGGACTAATTGGATTAGTGCCTATTCGAGCTTCGGTGTATCGCCTATCAGAATGTAGTTTTATGAAGTATGTTAATTGTGCTTGTGTCATAGCTTCAAAGTCAATGCGAGTGAACATATTAATCCTTATGTTGTTAGTCTCTTCAGTACGTGCAAAACACGTATACGGGAATTAATCCCGTTTCGACCTATAAACTGAGTGTTGTTCCGTGTATTTTTACTAGTTTTAACATTTGCTCAAGTGAACCAATACTTTCAATTAGGTTATTAATTGTACTTTGGTGGTTCTTTGCTATCTCTACTAGTTTGTCTCTGCAATCTTCGAGTGCTGCTACTCGAAAAGTTAATGCTATGATTCGGTCATCGACAGCTACATATTCACTATCGCGTACTGCTTGTTTATAGCATTTATCACAATAAGGTCTTTTAAAATGGTTATAGTACTTGTCCGCTTGCTCATCGGTTAATTCTAATCTGCAGTTAGAGCAATGTTCTTGACTCTTCATAAAAATCACTCCTAATAAATGAAACAACGAAAGCAAGAAACATTGCAGAAGTATCCAGAATGCCATTCAATACGTGCACTCAATTGGTCGCCATGTGTGCCATATTTGAATAGTCTCCATACTTGAAAGTTTTTGGGCTTGTTAGGGTCTAGTAATCGTCCTTTGTTGCCACACCATTTACATTGGGCAGCTCCTGTGTGTTGTACGCTTTCAGATTTAAGCTCGTAACGTGCAATTCCATCATGTTGTAATGTTCTCATATATTCCTTTATTGTTAGTCTCTTCAGTAGGTGCAAAACACCTAGACGGGAATTTATTCCCGTTTCGACTTATTCTGTTAATGCTTCAATTGCCTCACGATATTTTTTAGTTACTTCGATGAATTTAAGTAAATTTGGTACAGTGGCAAAATGATAGTAATTTTGTCTTACTTCCACGTTTAAGCTTGCACTTTGTGCGGTAACACATAAACCATCGATATAAAACTTATCTGAACCAGGGCAGCTAGGTTCGTAATGTTCACACAGTTCATTACGCAATGCCTTTGTTTTCTTATCTTTATCAATCAATGCTTCATATTCAATGCGTGCAAGCTTTAACGCTTCCGATTGTTTTTTAAATATACGATTGTCAATATCTCTTATTAGCTGCTCTAATGATTTAGTACTAGACATGGTAATTCCATCAATTTTAGTTTTAACAGGACACCAGCCATATCCTTGAATATGAGCACCAAAGTTTAATGATATTTTAATTTTAGTTCTATCAGGATAACCAACGTGCAATTGCATTACATCGGATAACTGTGCACGTATGTTGTAAAGCTTGCCGTCGTTATCAAGGCTAAAACTAAAGTCTGTTGTACCAATGATACCGTTATCATTAACAGGAAGTAAGTCAGGATAAGGTTTTTTAGTGTAATGCATGTATAGGTCAATGCATTTAGCTATTAATTCCTTTTCTTTAATCGGTGTAAACGTAAGCTCAGAGATGTGGTCGAATCTACCATATAAAGATAAACGTTGTGCATCTTCAATGCTGTTACAATCTTGAGTATTAGCAAATGCTAATGCTTTCATGTGATAGCATTCACCAATTGCATCTTTGTTGCGTCCTTTAAAATAGCACAATGTAGCAGTTTCTATTGTGTTCATATAATCCTTTATTGTTAGTTAGTCTCTTCAGTACGTGCAAAACACGTAGACGGGAAATTAATCCCGTTTCGACTTAGCATTTTATAATTTGAAGATGTCCACTATTTTGCATTGATTTTAGTATAGTTTCGTTAACTGTTGGTGTGTGTAGTTTTTCAATTGCCCAACAATAAGGATGAGCAAAATATAATGTACCTGCTTTTAACAGTTCATCACGTTTTTCAACTAATTTAGTAATTAATTGTGATTTAAGTAGCTTGCTATCTGAACGTAATGCTTTGTCTAAATATACTCGTATACAAGTAACGTTTAACGGAAATAGTTCACGCATTATCATTCCATCTGTTTCTCTGTAATTGATTGCAGACACATGAGCACCTGCAATGAGTTTTGAATTTGACTTTCTAAATGCGGTTATTTCAACCTCATACTTAAAGTTAGGCTCACTTTGTAAGATAGAAGGGAAGTATTCTTCTACATCCTCAATGCTTAATGGTTCTCTGTGTAATATCATATAATCCTTGTTGTTTAGTTAGTTTATCGGTGATGCACAGAAGTGAAGGGCATCACTGAGATTTATCTCTCGTCATATTATTAACTACGCTTTATCTGTTTGTCAATATTATTTTGTTTGATGCGTAATTAATCTCTGTAACGCTCAAAGCCTCAAGAGCCTCGGACCACAAAACAGTACAAAGCACTAACGACAAGCACCAACACAACGCTTTACAGCTCTTACGGCACTAGTTCTGCAAAACTGGTGAACTAGGAATTGATGTATTTTCTTTTGAATATTCGGGGTTTAGTTTAAGGAAATGAAAGTAAGGGAACTGTTATTTTTAAAAGATGAATCGGAAACGAAAATGAGACAGCCCCCGCCATGCCACCATACATTTAGTGAAGGTCCCATACGTACTTCCCCCCTCTATATACCTACCTACTTCCCACTTTCCCATACAACAGCATAACCTAACTACCTAATATCATTACATATAATTTCATCTATATACCTCACATCCAAATCTAACCGTTTAAACAAACATCAAACAAATTACTTTGACACATTGCATCTAGCCATATACGCTATAATGCAGTACACTCCTTACATGACAGATGAAAGAGATTATGCACCTATACTAACAACTACTGACCTCACAGCGCCTGAGAATTTAAAGGAAGATGCAACGCTGCAAGAAGCAATCAAAGCTGACATTCAACTTGCAAACGCATCATTGCAAATCATTCATCAGTCATGGAAACATGTAACTTCAATTGCAGCGGTGTGTAAGTTGCTTGAAGCGCAGAACAAAGCGATTAGACAAAGACGAGAGGTGTTAAACCTTCAATATGGTGCTCAGAGTACTAGCAAAGAATCAAGCGTTGTATTGCCGCTATCATGAGTATTGTTTCTCTAAACGATACAACACTAAACCATTACCATTTAAAAAGTTCTATCCTATAGAAGATGCAGCCCGACTCCTCGGCGTTAATGCTTACGAGCTTTTTAAAAGCATGATTACTTCCCCAACGTTGCACGCGATTGAAAATGAAGATGGAATATTTGTGCATCCGATAGAGCTAATTAAGCGCATTGCAGAGAAACAACAACGTGAGTTAGCTAGAATTTTAAATCAGACAAATCGCCATCAAAAGTCATTAAAGGTACGCGATTAATCTCCTGCTTTGCCACCACTTCTCTAGCTTGTTGTTCGCGTGCAAACGCAGCAAACTTCTCATGCGTGAAAGACTGCACGACTTCCTGCTTTCGTCTTTGCCCAGGATAGAATCCGAAATTGATAATGGCTGACTGGAGGACAAGGGCTGCAGCATCTGCAAAATCAGGGCTGTGGGCCAAACTGGGTGAGATGCCTCCCATACGTCGCTTGTAGTCATGCTTACTCTCCAAACTAACTTTACCGCTCTTATTAACCATTAAACGTGACGTGAGTTGCGTTATTGTCTCTGGGTCTAACCCTCGTATTTGATTGTTCTGAATGAACTCTCTAAATGCAAACCAAAGCTCATACGTTGAAATTACTTTCACATCAAAACTGTTAACTTGGCCGTTGCCTAGCTTACTTGAGTATATCTTTAATGGTGGGCGCAGTGCTCCAGCACGCAACTTAATTACCTCACCTAACGCTCGTCCTTGCCCTGTAGCATCGACTGCCATGTATTCAATTGGAACTTTGTACTGTGCTAATTTCTCAATCACCTCATCTGCAATTTGAATATCTGCAGACTTATCAATGCTACGTTTAATTTGAATCTTATAAAGTAATTCTAGCTCGCGGAAATCTAGAACAATAAGTCCGTCAATATCCATGCCGAGGATACCGAATCTTAGAATACACTCATCTCCTCCAATACTAAAAGCTGGGTCAAGTCCTGCTACAATTTGTAAAGGGTGTACCCCTGACCACTCGGTTTTAAGTTTTACCTTTCCTTCACTTAAAAACTCTTTGTTAACTACTGTCCCTTCCGTTGAGCCAGACTTCCAAAAACCTAAACAGAACCTATAGAATGAATCCGAATCTTCACCGTAGGTAACTTTTTTCTCATTAATCTGTTCTTCGGTGAATAAGAACTTACTCAAAGCTTTCTTTTTAACTGGGTCTTTCTCGTATATTGCAGGTGACTCGTAACATGAAAAGAACAAGCAAATGCCTTTCTTTTGGGTGGTTTCCCATTGATTCATCTGCATTGGGTCAACACTAGCCCAACCGTCTTTTGGAGTTGATGCCATACCATGCAGGTCAAACTGAGAATTACTGTTACCAATAAACGTTGCTTGAAAGTTAATTTCCCCTGAAGCTAAGTTGGGTAGTGCCGCCAATAAACTAACTGGAACATCAGTTGCTTCATCGATAACTACAAAGATTCCTTTCTTTGGGTGGCGTCCGATAATTGAACTAATCGCTTTATCTTCATCACCTTGTTTTACCGCTAAGCAGAACATGCCGTGCTGGTAGTCGTTCGGGTCCCAAAGTACTTTAGGTGGCTGTGCACGCATGAATCTAAAAGGAATCTGAATCTTCATCTCGTGTAGGAAGTTAACAAGATACCCCCATACACGGGCGTTTAACGACTCTAAGGTTACAGAAGATACTATGACGGCATGTTCTTTTGGATTACTTAACCAAAACAATAGAGCAATCTTAGCAATGTCTACTGATTTTCCGATGTTAGCCCCACCTGCGTAAGACACATAATTGTAATCTCCGCAATGGGTTCTAAATCGTCTTTCAGTCCAATAATGCCACGTTTTGTAATGTGAAGGCCAAAGGATATCGTGCATTTTCTTCATGCACTGATACTTTAGTTCAGGATTCTTTTCTTCCCTGTAAACTTTTCCATATATGGAAAACGGATGGACTATTGGAAACTGTTGTCCAAACGCTGTAACCTTATTCTCTGAAATGTCCCAACCTTCATTTAAACAGAGCAGTAAGTTAGGGTTTTGGGGTGCAGTCATAACGTTCACCCTACCACATTAATTTATTTGCTGCTATTATTAAGCCTATGGCATTCATGCAATTTAAACCGTTTCAAACATCAACTCATTGGGCATTTAAAAACCCAGAGAATGGGCGGGAACTAAAAGCTAACTCAAAAGGAGAACTTCTTGTTCTTGTTGTTTCTTATCGTTTGCAAAACGGGTTTCCCGCTTTAGAGTTTCCTGACCAAGTAATCGATAACTATCTTTGTGAGCACCCCTCTAACGCTGGCCGTTGTGAGCCAATCCCTGAACTTAAACGCGGGGTATTGGCGTATGTAAAAGGTGGGGTAGCTCTGTTAAAGACTTTCCTTTATAAGAAGTTTGCATCTCAAGAATTAGCAGATGAACGGGCTGCAGTATGTGTTCAGTGCCCTCATAACATTTTTCCTAATAAGGGAGACTTTGTTAAGTGGGCAGATTCTGTGGCTGAAGCAAGCATTGAGAATAGACGTTCAAAGTATCATGAGCAGTTAGGAAACTGTGCTATTTGTTCTTGTAACATGAGGGCTAAAGTGTTCTACGGTGATAAAATAGAGTTAACTCAAAACGAATACGCACAAGCTCCTGATTTTTGTTGGCAGAAAAAAGCGGTATCAAAGTAAAACCTATGGCAGATTCAATCGAACAAGTCCCTTCTTCTTTTGGTGTTAACCGTGGGCAGCTAATCCGTGACCGTGCAGGCAAGCTAGAAGCGCCGAATAACATAATTCAAAACGTAACTGCAGCGAGAACACTTTACTATAAGTATCGCATGGAGAGCTTTAAGCGTATTGAACTATATTCAAAAATCGAAGGCTTAATTGCAGGTAACCCACCGTACAATGCATTAGACTTACAGAAAGCAGGCCTTTCTCACATAGCAAACTTTAACAATATGGATGGGCGCTCTTTCTTTGAGAAGGGCTCACTTGCGTACTGGAACTTACTTAACTCAACTGAGACTTTTGTTAAGTTCTTTATGGCTGACCAGTCGCCTGAATCTTTTGGTTTCTCCCAAATTTTAGCTACTAACTTTGATGCCGTTGTACGCGAATGGCCTGAATTTTACACCCATACGTGTACTCTATCTGGGCAGCTTGTTAAGTTTGGTGTTTCTCCTGTCATCTGGTCAGATGAGCGTGATTGGAGGTGGCGTACTGTAGAGTTGTCTCGTATGTACATTACTGACCAAGCTCCAACTGATACATCTCTTCTTACTTGTTTCTGCGTAGAGACTTCTGTTACCGCGCAGTATTTATATGAAGTGTATAACGAGTATAAAGATAAACCAAAGGACGCTTCTCCTTGGGATATGAACGAGTTGTCATCGTTACTTGTGTATCGCGCTAACCTATTTTCTAAAATTGATAATCGCATTATTGATATGATGGACTTGCAGCGCAGGCTGCAAAACGGAGACATCGGGTGGAATGTAATTTTCTCTGATGAGATTAAGTTAGTAACCCTTCTCTACAAGGAATACGATGGGAAGATTTCTCATTATATGTTTGATAGGGTTTACGATAATTCTAACTTCTTGTACTTCGCTGACCGGCAATACGATTCTTCAAGTGAGGTGTATAACATCTTCACAGCCTCCCCAGCCGAGTTCACTATTAACTCTAATCGAGGACTTGGACATAAGATATTCTCAGGATGCCAAGCTTCAATGCAGCTTGATTGTGACATCGTTAACATGGCTAGACTCTCTTCAACCCCCTTCGTTAAATCAATCGCAGGAACTAAGGATTTTGAGCCCATAAGAGTTATCCCTGGTGTAGTTACTAACATTGGAAATTCTGAGTTTGTTCAAAATCAATTGGGTGCAAACATCCAGCAACTTGTTGGTGCATCTCAATACATAGTTAATAAGATGCAGTTTAACTTAGCTAACTCAGGGGATGACCCATCAATGCCAGATAAATCAACTGGCTCAATTTCTGGCACACAAGCTAAGATAGAATCATTTAAAGAGTTTGGTGTGCTAAAGCACTACATAGCTCACTTTTATACTCAGTTTGACACCGTGGTTCATAACATGGTGGTTAAAATGCTTAACTCTAAAAAAGGATATCCTGGGTATGAGTATGCAGAAGAATGGAAGCAGAGATGCATTACAGATGGCGTTCCTCAAGAAATCTTTGCAACAAGAACCCCAAACTACAAGGGACTTCCGAGGCAGTTCCGTTCCGTTAAAGCCTCGCGAGTGGCTGGAGACGGTTCCACGCTTGCTAGAATCATGGGGCTACAAGAGCTTAATCCACTCGTCCCATCCTTTGGGCCAAAAGGAATAAAGAACTTTCAGAAAGAAATGGTCATGGCTACTTTAGGACGAGAGTATGTTTCTGAATTTATTTCTCCTGAAGAACCTGATGAAACCGCAGGAGGAGCATCTCTAGCAGGTGTTGAAAACGCTGTAATGCAACTTGGGCAGTCTCCGATATTCTCTAAAGATAATGAACAGCGTTCACACATCGTAACTCATTTAGCTTTAGGCGCTCATATTATTCAAGCAATTGCTCAACAACAGATGACTCCGGTTGATGCGGATAAGGTATTTACAGTTCTAATACCTCATATGCAGCAACACATCCAAACGGTGGCACAAGACCCATACCAGAAACCTTTTTTTGAATCGATTAAAAAGTCTTGGGACCAAGTACAGCAGTATGCAATCTTAAATCGTCGTAACGCTCAAGCTCAGTTAGAGAAACAATTAAAAGACCAACAAGCACAGCAAGAACAGCAGAATCAGGTTATGACGAAAGAGCAGCTTGCAACCTTTCAAGCTCAGCAAGATGAACAAAGAAAAAACCAAGCTCAAGCAAATAAGCTTGCTCGTGCTGACCAAATATCTCAAACCAAAACTGAATTGGATAAGCAAAAGATTGTATCAAATGCAGAGAATGATCGCCTTAAAATTGAGCTAAAGCATGAAGCTAACATGACTGATATCAATAACAAAAAGGTTGTCAAAGCATCTGATATTGTGTCACAATCGCCAAGTGAAGATTTGGCAAACATGCAAGGACTATCCCCTGCTATATCAGATTTTAAATAGGCTATGGAAGATAAAGTACTAAAGCGAATTAAAGAGAATGAAAACACTCTTCCTAACTATTTAAACGCAATGTCAGCGTTAACTACTTCTGGTATATTTGATTACATTCGTTCATTAGGTAGAGTTAATTACTTACGTGCGGATAATACCGACACTATCGCCGTTCAAGCTGGCTGGAGTAAAGGGTTTAATGATGCCTTAGATTTGCTTTTTAACTTTCAAGAACTTTATCTTGATAAGGAAGCCCCAAGTAGCGCACCTCCATTAGACTTTGGGGCGCTTTCATCAATGATAGAAAATGGTTTAATTACAGAGGAAGAAGCACATGCATTCAGAAGCGGGAACACCGAGCACACCCTTGACGACTACCTCAAGCAATGCGCCGCAGCAAAACTCTCCAGCGCCACTAACAGCCGTACCAAGGGCTGACGATATTCTAGCTGGTATGCAGCGTGCGGGAAGTCCACTAGACTTTATCCGCAATAATTTAGCCGTTGCTGAGCAGAACTTAAAGCCTCAACAAATATCAGATGCCGTAGCTTTAAAGAAGGTAAACGATGAACATAGAGCAGCTAATCAAACTGAAACAAGACATCCTACACAAACAAATGGAGTTACGGAACGATTACCAAATGCTGCTATCGTCAAAGAAGAACAACCCAACGGAACTGCTGCTGGCCAGGAGGATTTCTCGTTCAATTACCCAGAAGATGAAAACAAACAGGAAGATGTTAAAGCAAATCCAGCGGGTGCTGATGAGCTTGAATTAGAAGTTCCTGTTGACGGGAAAGTTCCACTTACAGAAAACTATAAAAAACTTAAAACTGTATTTAAAGAAACTAAGCAATTAGCAAAAACACTTGCAGAAGAAAAGGAGAGGTTAACACGAGAATTAGAAGCGTTTAAAACTGGGGAAGCAATTCCTGAAGTTGTAACCCAAAAAGAGCAACGCATTGCCGAGCTAGAACGTTTTGAGCACCTTCATAATTTAGAGATGTCTAAGGAATACCAGACTGGCTTTATTGAGCCGCTAAATCAGCGTGGAGCAAAGCTGGCTGAATACGCAAGAGATTATAATATCCCTGAAGAAGTAATGCATCAGGCGTTATCCATTACTAATAAAGCAGAACTGAATCAGTTTATCTCTGAACACTTTGATGCAGTAGGTGGCTTAGAGGTTAAAAACATTATAACTGAAATGCAAAGTATTCAAAGCAGAGCAATGGAAGCCAAGCAAAAACCTAAAGAAGTTTTTGCTCAGCTAAAAGAAGAGAGCCAACGCATCAGCCAGCAAAGAGATGCTGAGCGAAAATCTAAAATAGCTAGCACCAGTAAGTCTGCTTGGGTAGAATCAATTAATAGAATTAAATCTGAAGGTAAGGTTACCGAACTTATTGCACGAGATGACGACCCAGAATTTAATAGAAATTTTGCTTATAGGATAGCTGCTAACGCGGGTGGAGAGTATGGGAAGATTGTTAAAGCACTTGCCGATGCAGGTCTTGATAACTTACCTAAAGATGTTGCTGTGGCTATCTCAAATATGTGTCTCCTTGCACATGCATCTGCGTCGGCAATCGAATCTCGTAATGCAGCTATTAACCACGCCGAAGAATTAGAGCGAAATGTTCCTAGAACTTCTAGGTTGCTTCGTCCTCCTATGGGCAGCTCTGGTGGTGGAGATAATGCTCCAGTACGGCAGGGTCCGCCTCAAATACCTAGTGCGGCAGAAGCTGCACGCGGATTAATGGATTCCGTATTATCTAGAAAAAGGTAATATAGCCCTATGCCACAAATATCTGGAGTCCTATCAGGCACCAACGGGTGTGCTTCTTATTTTGATTCTTTTACAAGTATCATCATACCTATTTCTGGAGTTTGGTTTTTAGATAAAGATTACTTTCCTTGGTCTTTGAACGGAGATAACGGGGATGATTGTGCGTTCTATTGTAAAGAATGGGGATTTGTACCCATTCCTGTAGGCTCTGTAATCAATTCAGCTAGAGTTAATTTTCTTGATTTTAGTGCAGTTATACCTGATGGTATGAAGTGTTATCTTAATATTGGGTATAACGTAGACCCTTCAACAGGAAATGTGAATAATTCTATCACAGGAGATATAGGGCCTTTAACTTTTGATGTGTCTGATACTCCTGGTACAAGTTCTTGTACTTGGCCCATAACAAAACCACAGTCTGATAGCATAATAGCGCACATGTTATTATCTTCTTTTGGGTTTCTTCTTCAGCTTCATGGTAATTTTGATAATGACTTATTGGTTAATCAGATAACTTTTGATTTGCTTTATGACCCTCCTACGGTTCCTTCTTGGTCACAAAAATCGTATCGCTTAAATCGTAATCGTCCTTTTACCAAAGTAAGATAGTATCTTGTCAGAAACTCTGTTTTCTGTCAGATTTTAGCTACGGTCTTCTTACGTTAAAGAAGCGTGTTGCTACGTATAAGCTATTACATACAGGCTGCTCACGGCTCGGACCCGTTAAAAATCCTAGTCTGTAGAAAACATTGAAATCTTAGAACGCTATTTTGCGCTCTACTATTATTTTATTTTCTACTTTAGGATATTTTATGGTCGCTTCATGCGTCATTACCCAAGCCGATGTAGTTGAGGGCTTTTTAGCAGCTCCTCCTCTCATCTCTCAACAAATCATGGACCTTACAATCAAGCATCCTTCTTGGACGCGAGATTTACCTAAGTTCACTGAATTTCCTCGTGGAAATGGAACTGAGTTTCAACAGATTGTTTTCCGTGGCGAAATGCCTAAAATTGAAAGAGGTTTCAATTCATGGAAACTTCTAAACAATAACTCAGGCTGTAATCCATGTGCAGAAAACTGCTCATATAATACAACTCAATTCGGTGGTTCAGGTTTGGAAAGAAAAGCAGCTCGAATGATGAGCCGCGATTTCGTTTCTCCTAACTATTGTATTAAAGAAATTCAAACAACTGCTCACTTTGAACAAGTATTTGCAAAGATTGTTGAAAATCTTTACGCACAAACTGACTTTTTCAAAGACCAAAACGTTTCGTTCAACGCTTTAACTGAGCTTGCAAAGAAGTACGTTGTTGATTCTGACGGCGCAAAACCTAATACCGGTAACCCTTATCGTTACCGCGCTATTGGTACAAAGCGCATCTCGATGCTTAACATCGATATGTTGGAATTCTTTTACGAATATATGCGTCGTATTCCTGATTGTATTCCATATGATGTAGTTAACGGTGCTCCAATATTCTCACTTATTGCATCACACCAGACTCTTGCAAGACTCTACCGTGATGACCCAAATTTGAGACAAGACGTTCACTTTTCAGGCATGGCAAATGACATGCTAGAGAAATATAACTTCATGTCAACGATTCGTGGGATGTTCATTGCAGCTCCTATTCTCTATCCACGACGTTTCACGATTACCCCTACGACTGGCGAGCCTGTTGAAGTGCTCCCATACGTAAACGGTATTCCAATGGAAGTTGGTTCATTCACTGGATTTAACCCATTGTATGAGGCAGCAACTCATGAAGAAGTTCTTCTACACGGAAAATATCCGTTTGAAATTCTCTTCATGCCTACTGAAACATCTCTTGGACAGAATACTTCATTCGGTCCAGAGTTTAGTTGGTTCAATAATTGGAGTTGGATTAACCCTCTAACCACGACTGACTACTTCCGTCGTGAAGGGTTCTTCGCAACTGCAGCAACTATTGGTATTGCGCCACAGTTCTCAGATGGTATCTTTGGTATCCTAGTCGAAAGACCTAAACAGGGTCTTATGGCTGCATGGCTACCAGAAGCAAGCTGTCCTCCTGTGCCACTATCATGTTCTAATTCAATTCCTGCAGGAAGCTGCCCTTGTCCATTGATTACTGGATTCATGCAGAATCCAATAACCTTAACTCAGTTCTACATTTATTTGGCTGTGCCAATTACGGCATCACCATCTGATGTAATTCAGTTTGGGCTCGATACTGGCGGCTACTTGAGTGGAACAGTTGTAAGTCTCTCCGCAGATGGAAAGACTGTTCTTGTAACCTTCCCAGGTGGAACAACAGTAGGTACTTGTGACCATTTCACTACTATCTTCTGTGATAACACACTAGGTTGTTTTGCTAACGTTAAGAGCTACGATATTAATTGCTCAGATAATACAAGATTGAATCTTGTACTCAGCAATCCTATCAAAGCTGTAGCATTAGATAACATCACTATTTACTACGGTAACGGGTCATCTGCTACTGTGCAGGTAATCAGCCAAGATTCTACGAACAACACAATTATTGTTGACGTAGGTGCGACTGCTTTCTGTGACCAAGTAGGTGGTGTGTTAGCCCTCTGTGTACCAACGGCAACCAACGCAACGTGTCCAACGTGCGGTGGCCCAACAATTACGCAGTGCGCTACATAATAATATGAGATGGGAGGGGGCATCCGTGCCCCCTCTCTTTGTTCTTGTTTTGTTATTAAAAGTCATCCGTGACTACACAATCAATTACTTACCGTTCATGTGCAAGAATCTGCTGCGGAACTTTACCCGCAAATGTAATTCTTTGTGTATCTGCCGTAGAAAAAGTAGCTCCTCATTATTGCCCATCTATTGAAGGTGGAACTGGTACTACTCCAGAGACAACCCAGTTTAGTTATATTGAAGGTGTTTTAGCATCTGAATCAGCAGTAACTACTGGAGGCTGTAATCTTAACCAGCCTTATGATTACGTAATAACTTACGATGATAGACAACTTGTTCAAGGCGGTCCATTAGACCCTGATGGACATTCTACCCCTCTAGCTTTCCTCTATCCTCAAGATATAACTGGTGTTGTTTGTAGAGATTGTCTTACTGAGTACATTGATGAAAAAGTTGGCAATGAAGTTCATATTGAAACTATTGCTGGTTCTCCCCCAACGTACAATTTAGTTTCTCAGCATGGTTGTGTTTATCCTGTCTTAGGTTCAACAGGAGCAACTGGACCTACTGGCCCGACTGGCCCGACTGGCCCGACTGGACCTACTGGCCCGACTGGTCCAACTGGTCCTCAAGGTATTCCTGGCCCTGTAACTGGAGTGACTGGACCAACTGGCCCGACCGGTCCTGCTGGTCCAACTGGTCCAACTGGTCCTGCAGGAGCAACGGGTCCGACTGGAGCAACAGGAGCAACAGGAGCAACAGGAGCAACAGGAGCATCTACACCAGGAAGTTTAAAAAGAATTTATAATAACTTAGCCCCTGCTTCTAATCCTGCTCCAGGCCTAAACACGCTAAGAACATATACAATGCCAGCACTTACTTTAACTAATGTTGGTGATTGCGCTGAATTTGCTATTCAAGGCACCACAGGAGGAGGCCCAGGCAACAAGATTATCTATTTTCAAGCAGGTGGGCTCACTACGCTTATTTCTTTGTCGATACCTACAACGTTCACTACCTGGTTAATTAATTGTAAAGTTTATAATAATTTTATAGGTCCTCCAGTATTACGATGGGAAGCAGTCATGTATGCGGGTGGACAAATAATAGAGCTATGCGGTTCAGTCGTATGGAACAACGCAGTAAATCAAAACTTTCTAATTCTTTCAGATACTGCAAACGCCGCTGACGCTAGTGTAGAAAATTTCATTGTAGATAAGATTTTTGGAGTTTAATTATGGCAACGCAAACAGTTCAATTTTGCACAAGAGAAGCCCTTGATTGCGGAAAGTTTAACGGGTCTTCAGTTATTCTTTGTGTGCCAAGTTCTTTAACTGTATCTGGGTTTTCTTATATTGATGCAACTCTTATAGCTTCAACGCTTCTTGCAAATTGTTCAAACTGCACGATTACATATACTTTTTCATACGATGACACTCAACTTCTTGTTCCAAGTACCCCGTTAATTAATACCAATATTAAAGGAGTTGTCTGCAACAGTTGTATTACTTCTTGGGTAAAAGACCAAATTGTTGCAGGAGATGCTAACTTTTTAGTTAACGCCAAATATATTCCAGCAGCATTTAAAATTACCGCTAATACTTCAGATGCTGCTGATACGTACAGTATAGACATTGCAGGCGGTGGAGATACTGGAGTTAGTCGTGGTGCTGATTTGCAGCTTACCGGAAACGAGAATGGAGCGTTAGGTGGAGCTACTTTAGTTACAGGAAACGCTGCAGGTAATCTTCGTTTAGGCACATCAGGTGCAGGTATTATTCGTTTTGATACTAACGCCACTGCTAGATGGTATGTAGACGGCACAGGGCAGCTTACTCAAGATGTTACCGGTGGTGGTAATATTGTCTTTAATAAAGCCACAACCGGCCCATTCTGGACTGGAGTTAATGGAACGTTAGGTACAACAACTGCTAACGCTGTAGGAGTTGCAACTAATGGAACAACCAGATGGAACTGGACAAGTGCTGGTAATTTTGTTCCTTTGGCGGGAGGCACCTACGATATCGGTGCAGCAGCCACTGTAGTTAATAATATATTCTCCTCTTTCTTAAAAGCAGGAACATCTTCTGATTTAGAAATTGGAACATATAGTGCTTCTGGTGGATTATTCTTAGTAAGTAATAGCTTGCGTCGTTGGGGTTTAAACTCTGCCGGTGTACTTTCACAAGATGCAACAAATGGCGCTAATATTTCGTTTACCAAAACAGGTACTGCTTTAGAGTTTACAGCAATTGCAGGGTTGGTTCAAACAACCGGAGCTAATGCCCTATCATTAGCTACCAACTCTCTTGCAAGATGGGTTGTTGGAACTTCAGGACAACTATCAAATGATTCAACAAATGGTGGAGATTTAATATTTGCTAAATCAACAACTGGTGTGCAGCTTCAATCAGGGGCTAATGGACGTACTGGAACTTTAACTTTAAATGGTGCAACTCCTGTTGTAGTAAGCAATACATCCTTAGCGGCAGGGGATATGATTATTCTTGAGCGTGATACGATTGGGGGTACTCCTCTTTTCTATACTGTATCTGCAAGAACAAATGGAACAAGCTTTAGTGTAACTGGAACCGCTACGGATACTTCAGTTTTAAGATATTGGTTAGTAAAAGTTAATTAAAGGATAATTTATGGCACGTTTAGGACCAGATAGATTTCAAGACCCTGACTTTGTTCTTGGTAATTTAATTCCAAGATACCCGTCGTTTGACGTTGGAACAACTAATCACCCGTGGAGAAATGGTACTTTCTCTGGAACTCTAACGGTTGCAGGGGCAGTTACTTTTAGTGGCGGTATCGCTGTTACTGGTAATTTAAGTGTTAGTGGAACTTCAACTTTAACGGGACTTGTCACAGCTTCTGCTGGTTTAAACTTAACTGGCACATTGGCTGTTACCGGTGCAGCGACTGTTTCAACTACACTAGGTGTTACAGGACTTTCTACCTTAACTGGTGGAGCAAACTTAGCCGCAGGCTTGACGTTTACTGTAGCAACTGCAGGTATTACTTTAAAGACTGGTGCTAATGGACGTTTTGGAACATTCACTATAAATGGCAATACTCCAGTTGTAGTAAGTAATACCTCAATTGCAGCAGGCGATATCATTTTACTTGCACGACACACTCCTGCAGGTACGCCTGGCGCATTTAACGTAACAGCTCGTACTAATGGTACAAGCTTTACTGTTACCGGTACTGCCGCAGATACTTCAACTGTAGACTACATGCTTGTAGCAACAGCTTAATAAAGGATAACTTATGCCAACAACATGCGACCCGTGCTGCGACCCGCAAGGGCTTGCGCGTAGTCAAGATAGTTATAGAGCAAGTCATCTGCAGTTATTATGTAATTTATTGACTGCTATTAATGGCGGCAATTTACCTGTACCAGTAATACCAAACCCCGCGATATTTGCTCCTGTATCTCTAATTTCGCCGTGGTTTAACGTCATTAATGCTGGCGGAATGATTGTTCTTGATAACGCAAATATTACCAATCCTGAAACGCAAATTGTTTCAGCAACCAGGCTGCATTTCTTACGAAATGCTCATGGGGTTGGAACAAGTATGTTGCTTCGTATGATGTATGATGCAGGATTAACCGCTATTACTAATCCAGTAGTTAAAGTATTTGGACGCTATAATAACACTGAAACTTGGCAGCTTTTACAAAATAAAGCTAACGCAACAACAGGGATTATAACTACCTCCGCTTCGGAAGATGTATATAATACAGGCAATACGTTTAGGTTCACTACTCCAAATTACATCTCACAAGGCTGGGATTTACTTGGATGTAACGAAATTGTTGTCGGATTACAGGTTATCTTAGCTGGAACAGGTACGGTAAATAACGCAACCTTACAAGCAAAAGTTATATGACGATTTGGATTGATGGTAAAGGCGGTAGCGACTCTCCTGCAGGGGCAAATAATATTGCTCGTCTTGCAACTTTGCGTGCAGGACCAAGTGCCGCTTTAAAAACTCTTGCTCGTTTAGCTGCCATTGCAAATGGTGCTGTAGGTGAAGGTGCGGTTACTCCATTACAAGGTGAAACTATTGTTATATCTGGTGAAATTGTTGGAGATACTACAACTCCTGGTTTAAGCCATGCTTTATTTAATTGTACGGTTGTAGGTTCTCCTGCTATTTTTCGTCCTTGGGTAAATACTGATGGTACTCCTCCTGCAGGTGCAATTTATCCTAATGCACTGCGTGGGGATATCATGTTAGCTGGGTTTACTTTTACCTATGCCGGTATTGTAGCTACTATGACAATTGCTGGTCCTGCAGTAGTTACCGTTACTGCTCATGGATTATTAGAAGGCAATCAAGTATCTTTTACTACAACTGGAGCACTTCCAACTGGCGTAGTTGCAGGAACTACTTATTACGTTCGCGCTCCTACGACAAATACTTTTAATATTTCTGCTACTCCAACTGGAGCTTTAATTACAACCACAGGTACACAATCTGGTGTGCATACTGCTGGTCTTTATTGGCAAGTGACATTACCTACTTCAATGACAGCGAGTAACGTAAGACGCTGCTTAATTTATAATGATGTAGGAAGTGCGTATGATGGCTCACCTATGGCTGAGCTTGATTTAGTGGCTAGCTTGGCTTTAGTGGCCTCAACTCCAAATAGCTATTTCATTGATGGTGCAAGACTGTGTTCCATGAATTTTACTAATAATTTTGGTATTGTTCAAAATGGTACTTCAGGTATGCGTCTTGATTCAGATTCATCAGGCGCTGGAGCAGGGGTTAGTATAGTTGTTGAAGCCGCAAGCGATACGACTAAAGGAACAGCACCAAATGCATTGTTGTGTCTTCAACGCCCTGTCGGCACTATTGTACGTGGGTTAAACGCAAGAGGCCCTGCTCGCACATCTTCTGGAGAATATCCAATCAGCATGGAGACCGCCACAAACGGAGTGTTTGAAGACTGTACCGTTGCCATTGGAGGACATCACTTTATTGGGCATACAGGCGGAGGTGGTGGCGTTGGTGTAGGCAACGTTCATCGTAGAATTCATGGAGTAAGACACGTCGGGCCTATTGGCGGTGCGTTTGCTTGTTTTTCTATGTTAGCAGACACAGTAACTTCTTGTTTTATTGAAGATTGTGTATTTGAATCAGGGGCTGCTTTAAACCCTCAAGGGCTACCAAGCCCATTAATCGCTGCTCAATCTGCAACATTAGGTAACATTTACGCAAATAATGTTGGCGGTTTAGTTGGTCCTGTATTTGTTAATAGATGTACGTTTAGGCCCAAAGGCGCACCAGCACCGTATATAAACGGAGGCTGTACGATTTCAAACAATCCAGCTTTGACTTTAGGGCAAGAACAGACAAGTGCAGGCTATCCTGTAGTATTTGACCAGTGTTCAATTGGACCTTGTATTGCTTCTTATTTTGGCGGTGTAGGTTCAAACGATTACTCATCACATGCACATAGACGTGGCATTATGATGTTAACTGGTCCTGCCGATAGTGCAGGGTCTGGTGGTAGTTTTCCTGCTATAACATTTGCTTTTGGAGCATGGGGCGTAGGTTTACCGACACCACTTCCAAGAAATGTTTTATTTGAAAACATGCTAATTGTGTTTCGTGATGGAGATAGACGACCGTTCTTTGGAACCTCCTTAGTTGTAATGCAAAATGGAAGTTCCGCTACAGCGTGTCGTTTTAGAAACTGCGTGTTCTTAGACTTAACTAGGTTCTCTCGTGGTGGAACCAGGATTATATTTGACTATACAAGTTCCGCAGGAAACTGCGCGTTTGATATTCAAGACTCATTACTTCTTTGTTACCCCCCTCGTGAAGCAAGCACAGTAAGAAGATTATGCGGGAATGATAATGGTTTAACAAATGCAGCAGCTCGTAGAATATTTTTACGTAATACCTATGTTGGGTTTACTGATTATTCTGCCGATGCTTCTATTCAGTCACAAGCAAATTGGAAAGCTAACGTTGACCCTGCTGGCATATTTTTACCTGCGATGGACTTAACAGGAGAAGATGCCATGAATGCTATCATTTCTAAACTTGGCACTTCTTGGTTAAATAACCAGAATTTACGAGTTGCACTACGTGCAGTGTATGCAGGGGGTGTTCCAGCAGCTAATACCATCATTGGCGAAAACGCTGAAATTGTAACTTAGTTAAAGGATTTATATGGTAAATGATTTTCTTTCTGTTGTAGGCCCGATTCCTGACCCTAAGTCGTTTGCTTTCTTACCTTGGAAAGATAGACGATATGCTTCAATCAGAAGTTACTGTGATAATTTTCGCAGTGCTACTTACTATTTTTCTACAAGCGGCAATAATGCAAATGATGGGCTAACCCCAGCAACAGCAAAACAAACGTTAGCTGAAGTTAATAACGTTATTGCGGCATCAAGCGGTAATATTACTATTCTCTTTAAGCGAGGAGATGAGTGGAATACCAATACTAATATTACTTTAAACAAAGCTAAGATTACTTTGGATGCTTACGGCACCGGCAATCTTCCTTGGATTAATCGGTTTGCTCAAAAGTATACAACTGGATGGGCACTTGCCGCAGGCAATCGATACACTCGTACAGAGAATACAGATACCGCTTGGGTAAGATTAACTGGTTGGGACCTGTCTAAAGCAACGGGCGCTACGCAAGTATTGTCTCGTCAGACTTCTTCTGCAAACTGTCAAGCTACTCCTTATTCATTTTTCTGGGGCACTAACGTATTGCACGTTAATCTTGGAGGTAGCGACCCAAATACTATTCCATTAGAGGGCAATCCTACTTCGACCAATCCTGGTATCGTTGTCACTGCAGATGCTTGCTGTGTTAAGAACATTCGTGTCGATGGATTTGGTCAAGACTTTTCTAATCCACATAATCCACAAAGCTATCAGATTCAATGGAATCAGCCTGCTGATAAGGTTGGTTATGCCTATAACTGCGAAACGTATTATGGTGGAACACATCTTCATGCTGGTTTTATCTCAGGTAATGGAAATATCACTTTAGTAGAAAACTGCACCGCTGGTTTTGCAATGCAAGGCTCTGCCGGTGAGACTATATTTAATTCTTATTCAGATAATGGTTTACAAGAATTCTATTTAGTCGGCTGTACTTGTTTAGCAGGTACCCTTCCAAATGGAACTGGTACTTGGGTAAGGCGTGCTATTCCTATGTACTGCCATACACCAGGAAGTCCAGCTAATATTGGTTTAGTGATAGTGGATAGGTTTACTGTTATAAGCAGTAATTTTTGTGTTTCACAGCTAACTTATTTAGAGAATGCTCCCGTCGCTACTCAGACCACTGACCTTAGAGCATTTATTATTGGAGAAGTTGCAACTGGAGTATTTCTTACTACCTTCCCTTTTAAAAATATTGCTTGGATTAACTGTCAATATACGGTTATTCCGTTAAACTGCGGTGGACAGGCAATGTTTGCATCAGGCTTAGCTGCTCAAAATTTCACAGGATTTATGTGGAATAGCGTCATAGACTGGAGCCTTGCTGGTCAAACGGATACCGGTTCTAGGGCGTTCTATAACTCACTAAGCTTAGATAATAATTGTCATTTATATCATAACGCTTTTATCTTTAGAACAGCAGCAACTTCTGCAATCAGAATAGACTTTGATAGCGGCAGTGTAGACTCAAGTCCAAACTGTGAATTTTTTAATAACCTAATTGAGTCAGATACTGCAGCAGTAGTAAGCGTTGGTCTAAAGAACAATACAGCTAACCTAAAGTCTAACGCTTATTATAACATTGTAGGCGGGGCAGATACTGTCACTAGAACAGCGTACGGAAATGATGCTACTAAAGATAACTTAAGTGGTTTAATTGACCCAGTAAATAGAACTAATGTAGCTGCTTTGGCAAATTTAGGTTACACAGGAATTGGGCTAGAATACGACTTAAATTATAAACGTCGTATGGCTAATACCCCAGGCAATACAATTGCGCCTACAATTGGGCCTATTGAAGTAGACGTTAACTTGTATTTCTGCTGCAGGTATCCGTAAACGTTTAAGGAACTTATATGGCAAATGAAGTCAAAACTTTAACCCAAGAACAGCAAACTCTAGTCTTAAAAGACATCTTTATAGGACTAGAGAAATTGCAAATTGTTGGAAGCTCATCGAACTTGCTCACTGAAATTAAGCAGCAAGTTTATCAGTTAAACTTAGCATTGAATGCTGAGATTAATATGAAAGAACAAGCAGCACGAGAAATGTTGCAAAAACAAACTGCGGAGTTAAAGGCTACCAGAAACGAATTTGCAGAAAAGTTAAAAGCTAAACAGGAAGAGAATGTACTTTCCAACGGCAACGGAATTTCTCCTCTTAGCTAAAGATAGAGGGCATTCCATATTCGATAGCAGAACTAAGCCTTATAATTTAAACATTGTAGGGTTTAGAAATGTTACCGGAAGGGTCAATCATTTTGATGACCTTATTGCTGTGTATTATTTAAACCAGTTTGGTACGTGGATGAGAGGCATTTGGCCTGCTAGTACTTGCCCTGGTGCGCCTTGGTTACTTAATCCGATTAGTCCACGAGGAACAGCTATTTTAGTTCCAGGCCAATATCATGAAGTATACGAACTTGGAACGTTTCATGGACACTCTGCTTTAAAGCAAGTAGGGGCACTAAAGGTATATAGAGATAATAATAAGGACCTGCAGCTAGATGAAAATGCTGCTACTATACAGGAAGGCTTATTTGGTATTCATATTCATCGTGCTGGTATTTGGAGTCAATTTGTGGGTCCAAGTTCAGCAGGGTGCCAAGTATTTCAGAAGTCAGCAGATTGTGATGAATTTATTTGGTTGTGTGAACAAGCAGTAAATTACTGGGGTAACAGATTTACCTACACGTTAATGGAGATTTAGTATGGGTTGCGGGTGCGGAAATTCTAATTGTGGCGGTGGGTGTGGCAACAGCAGCAGTATTCCACTCCCTATTGATTGTGGCGCACGTCCCTGCTCTCCTTTAGCAGATTGTCGCGCAGCTAGTCCTGGATGCCCCACCCCTTATTACCAAAATACTCCTCAATGCCAGGAGAACCACTGCCAACAGATTAATAATTATGTTTATAACGCTGGAATAAAAAATGACCAAGCGTTTAATTTGCCAGCTTGTGGAGCAGGTGCTGTTATATATTCAGATGGATTAAAGACGTTAGCTATTGGAAGCTATCTTTGGAATCCAACGTACGGTTATTTAAAAGTAACTGCTTTTGATTATACAACTGGGCAGATTGTTGTAGTTAACTTATGTAATGATGGAAATGCTGCAGTCGGTACTAATATTCCAGCCTGTACTCCATTTCTTGTAACAGATACTCCTCAAGCAACCTCAAACCCGAACTTCTTTCCATACTTGGCAATAGACTTTACAGCCCCTGCAAATGGAGATTGCCTTACTATAACTGTAACAAATGTGAACGGTTTAGTTGTCGGAAACCAAGTAACTATCGGAACTGGAACCTACACTTTAAATTCTATCGTATCTCCGACTTCAATTAACATTTGTAATAACGGACTAGGGATTACTCCTGGTACTCCTGTTATTGCAAAAGATGTGGCTGGAAACTATCAGTATCCAATTGGACTTATTGCTGTTAATCCTTGCGGCAACGGAGTTGTAGCAAGTGGTGTAGTACTTGTATGTAATGGAGGTGGTGCAAAGCCTCTTGATGGCGCTGCCGCTGGAAATTTACTTACACTAATTGACCCAGCCTTAAATACCGCAGGATTTGCAAATCCTTGTTCCGCTACTCCGATTGCATCGGGAAGTATTATGGCTTGTAACGGTGCAGGCGGAATTGCCCCCATACTAGGGAATGCAGTTAATAACGTATTACAAGTTACTGGTGGAAATGTTGCTGCATTTCAAGATATAAGTTGTGGTGATTATAAAAATTCTAAAGTAAGTAGAACTACAAATGCATCTGGAAGTGCTAATATTGTAGATGCTGCAGGTGGATTACATTCACTTATTACTACATGTACTCCAGCAGTGCTGACAAACTTATCTTCATGCCGTTCGATGCAGGTAGTTTCAGTTATCACGTATACAATTGATTTTTCATTAGTAACTGTTGAAGCATCAAATGCTAGTTTAGCAAATTACATTGCAGGTGATTACTACTACGCATTTACTGTATCCTTTTACATTGACCGTGGAGATGGGTCAGGCTCAACACTAATTAAGACATATACTGTATCTGGTATGCACCATCAGGCTCCAGGGGATATTGCAGCAAGCAGGTTATTACGGGATTTTAGAAGCTTTACTTATGAAGACTTAATTCCAATTGCACCTGGAGCGACTTTTGCATTCCCAATAGCTCAAGTAGTGGTGACCGGATTAGCTCCTGCACCTGCGACTGGAGCGCAGTTAGACGCAAGTGCTTTAATTAGAATAGCAACTCTAGGAGTGGCGATATAGTGTGGCTGAAGCAATTCCTCCAAACTCTATTGTTGCAGATGGAAATCTTGATTTTTCAGGAGGACAAGACGCTGCCCAAATACCTGAACGTGTTGCTGAGAATGCTTCTTACTCCTTAATTAATACTACTACTAAAAACGGAAACCTTGGTCCTCGTTCTGGTTATACTCATCGTAGCGTTACTTATCCTGATGGTGGAATAAAAGACTTCAACGGACGACTACACACTTATAAAGATATTTTTGAATCAGGAAGGTATCAAGCAGCCATACCCTATACTTTAGGTTCAGAGTATTATTTAATAATTGTAGTTTCCGGTGTAATATTTTTAGTTAATCAACGACTATATGTAGTTTCGCTTATTCCTATTAGTGATGGCTCTTATCTTAACGAAAGAGCTACTAGATTAAACTGGGAAGCAGCAGGAAGATTTATTGTTATACACGATTATCCTGCGTATCCAGTTATCATTGATTCTGGTGTGGCGCATCGCGCCGACCCAGCAAAATATGAAGTACCTATTTCAGTTCTCGGAGCGTATAATAATAACCGTTTGTTTATAGCTAATGCAGGAAATGAATTCACAGCAGGCGACCCTGCTGGAAATAAGTTAACCCCTAATGCTCCTGTAACGTTTGAAGAAGTGTTTACGCCATCATCTCCTTATTTGGGACAAGTATTTCAGCTTCCAACGCTAGCAACAGATGAAGTAATTACTGCAATGGCATTTCTTCAAGCGACGGATAGTTCAACTGAAATCGGGTCTTTATTAGTAGGGACTCATCGCGCTATCTATTCTTATCAAACTCAAAACCCAAGAGCACAATGGGAGGCAGGGCAGTTTGGTTCTCTTTTTGTATTTGAAGCTGGTATTGTAGGGCCTCGTGCGTTTACTAATGTGAATTCAGACTTTTTCTTTATGTCTTCTGATGGGCAAATTCGTACTGCGTCTATGAGCCGTGAAGAACAAAAACGATGGGCAAGAGTGCCCATTTCTCGTGAAGTTCAAAATTGGTTAAGGACTACCGATGCACAAAAATCTTTGCTTCCGTATTCAGTCATGGGCTACTTTGATAACAAAATATTTGCTACCGCCAATCCTTACTATGTTCCTTGCATCGGCATTAATTATCCTGTTGATTTGGATATCACTCACGGTGGTTTGGTTGTTATGGAGTTAGATAATATCTCAACTCTTGGTCACGACTCTCCACCCGTGTGGGGAGGCCTTTGGACCGGTATTCGTCCAATGGATATAGTAATTAACAATGATAGATGCTTCATTATTGCAAAAGATGCATCGTATATTAATCAGATTTGGGAAGTTGAGCCAGAAGTAAATTATGATACATCAAACGGTAAAGTAAGGTATGTGCGTTCAGTGTATTACTCAAAGAGCTACGATTTCAAAGATAGATTTCAAAATAAACAACCGCATTCAATCGATATTCCTATTAACAATATCGCAGGTGATTTGAATTTAACTATTGAATACAAACCTTCTCATAGTCCTAATTTTTTACCGTGGGCAGAGTTTAAACATGCTGCTCCTTATCAAGCGTGCACCTTACCTGTAGATTGTATAAATGGTGTAGCAAAGCAAAGCTTTAAGGAGCTTAATTTTGGCTTTCCAGAAAATGAAGAATGTGACCCTATAACAGGTATGTTTTATAGGATGTTTCGTAAAATGCAGATTAAGTTTACGATAAAAGCCAAGTCTTGGAATATTCCTGAATTTAAAATCAGAGCTGTAACCTTGTCTCAAAACATAAACGAAACTGTGTGTACGCAGTATCCTACAGTTAGTTTATGTGAAGATTGTAATACTGACTGGATTGAAGAGGATTTTGAATCATGTCAACCAACTCCGATGTAATTAATGCTCCGACCGTTTTGGTTGGTTTGCCTGATGTAGCGTGCTTTACAAGCTTTAAAGACTTTCTTGAAGCATTGCCTAAGTACCTTTATGCCCAAATTCCAACAAGTGTTACTAACGTTGTTATAGGCAACACGCAGCCTAATGATAGTCAGCGTAATTCGCTTTGGTTTAGAAAAGATAATTCGGGCAGTTTTGTTGGCCTTTATATTTATTCTGCCGGTATCTGGAATCAAATATACCCAGTACCTAATCAACTTTTTAGAGTGTATCGATTAACGACTGACCCGCTAACATATCCAAAAGGATTTGATAGAGCCGATAATTCTCCAAATATAGCAGCCACAACTAAAACGTGGCTAATTACTCAATGGTTAGCTGACCCAGGGAATCCTGGATATTACCTTGTTTATGACCTCGTTTATATTGGTTTTTAGGACTATGCAAATATTTCAGTTCTGCATATAATATGACTAAGTAACCTTACTATAATATTCTAAGGGTTTAATATGGAAAGTTTCGACGCAAAAAAGCAGTTAGACAGAGTAGGTGCCGGATTCAAAGGTAGTCAATATTTTGACAAACTAATGGGTGTTCCTGCTCGTCAAGTAGTTGAAGGTTATCCTCCTGAGTATGCTCAAAAAGTAGCAGCAACTGCAATTCCAAATGTTCCAATTCTTGATGTTTGGGTTACTCGTTATCCTAATGGAAACATGAAATAAGTTTTAACGGAGATAGTATGTCAAAGCCACTATTAGCTTTATGCTCGGTACCTAAGATTGCAACTCGTGACGGATGGGTAGGTTCAACCGCTCGTCTTTTGTTGCCTTTTTCAACCTATGGGTATTGGTTTGCTTCTGGTCAGCAGTATGTATTCGCAAATGCAACTGTTGCTCAAGACCCATCTACTAGTATTAGTGGCACGCAAAAGCCTAATACATTCCAAAAAGGCGTTGGTGTTTGTCATAGCTAAGCTTTATGGGATGCTCTAGTTGCGGTCAGAAGTATATTCAACCTGATGCTAATGCATCAATTCCACCGGCTGCTGCGCCTACGGGCAGCCGGTATATACCGCCAACGGTTTATGAGCGTATCATAAAAGAGCAGGCAGAGATTGTCGCAGCACAACAGGCGATAGATGCCGCCAATGCTGCCGCTGCAAAAGCCGCAGCAGAGACGGTTATTGAAGAAGTTAAAAAGGATGAGTAATGGCACTAACTCCAATTCAGCAACCACAGCATCTAGATGGTAGTGCTCCTTTTGCTCCACGTCCTGACCCCTTATTAAAAGACCCATCTACCGGACAATACAAATCTGTTATCATGACCGGTAAGCGGATTGGGCAACCTCCAATGAATTATCCGTTTGGAACCAACCCAGCGACTATAGGTGGTGCAATGGAATCTTCTCAAGCAGTAGGCCCAGCAGAAGCTGTAACTCCTACAAGACTTACTCCAGTAGGTATGGGAGGGGTAGCTCCAAAGAAAGATATTGACGCAGATTACGACAATAGCCCAGTGAATGACGACTATTAAGAGCTGTAGGATGAAACGTGGCTTTAACATACGGAGATGCCAGGCAGTTACTTTCTCAGTGGGCAGGTAGAGGCGGCATTTGTCCTACCGCAGAACGAACAAAACTCTTTGTTCGTGAAGTAATGGAATACATGTTAATTTCTGGCTCCTATGGAGCCATTCGTAAGTTTACCTTCCAAGCCCAACGCGGCATGTTTACTATCCCTTATGAACTAGAAGCGATTGAGAAAGTTAAAATAGATAACGTAGTAGGCTCGGTGTGGGATAAATGGTTTGAGTTCCATTCTACCCGCGATATGTGCTCTTGCGTGCCAGCAGGTGAGGCGCTTTTTGAAGACGCTAACTATTGGGCTACCGCGTATGATGTTCCAGCCTCAGGAACCAAGGTTGGCGTTATAGGTACCTGCCAAGAAGCAGAAGGAACGTCTATTGTAATTCAAGGTGAAGACCCAACGGGAAGAGTAATTTATACCTATGATAACGGCAAACAGATTGTCGGGGAAAGACTCACTATTAGAAAAGGGGTGCTTACTTACAGTGAAGTAACCTTCGGTAAAATTACTGGAGTTTTAAAAGACATAACTACTGGTTACGTTCAGCTTTACGCAGTAAACACAACTAACAACGCTAAAGTTTTTCTATCTGATTATTCTCCGTTAGAAGAAAAACCATCTTATCGGCGTTACAAACTAACCGCTTCAAACTGCGCTCCAATTTGTAAAGTGGAAGTCTTGGGTAAAGTACGTTTAAAGCAGGCATATACGGATAATGATTTTATTCCGTTTGACACACTTTACACTTTATCTCTTGCAGCCCAAGCAGTTAACGCTAATTATAACGGTGATTCACAAACTGCTAAAGCTAAAGACGATACTATGATGGAAATGATTAACAGGGAGAACACTCATAAGAGAGTGCAGAATGGTCAACCTGTTGAAGTTTGGTATCCAACCAGCCCTGGTAGCATTAGAAATATAGTGAGTTAAGGTTATGAGTGCTAAGGTTAACGGTGAGTACACTTCTTGTTGCGTTCAGGATTGGGCAGAGCATAGGGAGGAAATTACTCAAATTGGAGGTAAAGTGGAAACTATGCATACCATGCTTCAAACGTTAACAAACCATACAGCACATCTTAGCAAGCTAGATTGTCTCCCTAGAATCGAAGATAAACTTATCACCGCAGCGACTAGTAAAGATAATATGTCTCCTGCTACTTCCATGATTATTTTTAGAATATTGGGTGTAGTTATTTTAGGTTTAATTGGTTGTATAGCATTTCTTTTAATGGGTGAGCATTTTGGAATTATTGGAGCACTGCATCACTAATGGCAACGAGTATCTGGAAACCATCAACGATTTCAAAGAAAGGGGGTATTGCTTACCTAACAGACTCCAATGGTCCAACAACTCCACCTACCATCACTACATCGGATGGGAGAACGTTTACTGGAAAACTATACAATACAAACGAAGGTCGGCATCAATTCCTTTTTCCACCGGAATTAGCAAAAGAAAAGAATTTACAAATCTCTTACAACGGACAAACCTCAACTATCGGAAATGGTGCTCAGAGTTACGAAGGTAGTGATATATCTTCTTGGCAACCACGCTCAAAAGGCTCTCTTGGAAGTTCCGGTGGCTCAGCAGATTACTCACCAAACGCAGTAGGCGACTATGCCTTTGCGCCTGCTGATTTAACTGACCAATTTCCAGACACTGCACTATCTTCATACACCCCAATCAAGGCAGCAGATTATAAATATACTGACCCCTTTAAGTT